AAGTCCTTCTTCTGATCCAGTTTCTAGTTTTTCTTGAGGAGAAAGATTTTTAAAAGAAGATCGAATTTCCTCTTCAGATTTTGGAGAAAGATGTTTTATCGCTTCATTAATATTTTTAGGTACTAAGTTCATTAAAATCCTGTATGATTTTTAATATAATTATACATAAATTTGCTTACATTTCTATAATCAGTAATACCTTCTGTTTTAATTTTTTCTCTAATTTGTGCAATAAATTTTATAAAATGAGATAAAGGTACATCTTCATAAACTCCTTTTCCTGACCAACCAAATCCTAATTGTTTTAATTTTCCTATTGCAAATTTATCAGCAGTTTTTTCAATTAATTGCATAAATTTAGCTAATTCTTCTATAGGAACTTCACCTATATAAAATTCATACATCTTTTTTTCACCATATTTTTTATATTGATACTGATGAGCAATTTCATGAAATAAAGCATATAAAAATTTAGTTTCTGAAAATTGATGTAAAACCGCAGAGTTTATAATTACACCATCAAATAAAGAAAATCCTGCAGCAGAATAAAAATGTTCAAATCTAATTTTTTTACAATCTGATTTATTGATAAAATCTTCTATTCTATCTCTATAAGATTCTAATTTAGGATAAATATCTATCATAGATTCTATAAAAGTATCTAACCCTTCAGTAGGTTCGGTAAGTGCTTCATTTATAAATCTAACTCTCATTTTCTTTTAAATAATTTTTTACCCCATTTATCTTCATGAAACATATTCTTAAATTCAGTTACAGATGAAAAACGTTGTTCAAATAAAACGTCATTTTTTAATAAATTTTCTTCTGCTAATGCATATCTATTTTCTTCTAAATAATAAATAAATTTATAATATCTATAAGAATATTTGGAAATAAATCTATTTATTCTAAAATCAATCATTTTAAATTTTGATTTAAAATCAAAAAATATTTTAGTTTCTTCTATTTGTAATTTATCAATTGGCTCCCATATAGGTGATTTCGATATAAAATTATAAGCATCTTGCATTTTTGGCAATATCTTAGATATAATTTTTTGTTTAGTTTTTAAAATACTTTCTACAGATCTTGGGCTAAGGTGTTTTATGGCTTCATATATAAATCTAGCTCTCATAAATCTTTATTTTATATATCTATTTTATTCCATTCCCATTTAATATTTCCATTTCCATATATTTTAGCAAAACCTCGTTCATGCATTATTTCATCTTCTGTTTTATTTTTATCAAAACCTTCTTTTACTAATTTATGTTTCATAAATCCACTTCTATGAAATCTTTTAGAATAATCTGTCCACCAGTAATTTATTTTTGTATAACCTAAATTTTTAAATCCTAATGTTTTATACAAATCACCATTGCCTATATCTAAATTAGAATAAGATATAATTTTATTTGGATTATATTTATCAATAAAAATCTTAAATAATTTAGACGCACCTCCTCTAACAACACAATTTTTCTTAGAACAAAAACGAAGTAATTCATATTCATTATCTTTATTATTTTTTTGTCCCATTATAAATCGCATTTTTCCGAATGTTATTAATGCGCAAAGTTCACTATTGTAATATAAACCTATATTAATTGATGAAGAACAATTTCCTTGAATATGATTATTATTTAAAAATTGTATTTTTTCAACATTATTAACAAACAATATTTTACATTTTCTCGCATCTATTTTTGTAGTAATGTTATGCATAGCATTATTTAATATAGAAATAATTATTTCTTGTTTAAAGACCCAATCATCTTCCCATATAGTAATTAAATTAATGTTTTTGTTTTTTAAAAATATTAATTTATCATAATGATAAGATTTATTTTTTTGTTTTTCGCTATGCCAATATAATCCATTAAATTCTATTCCTAATTTTAAATCAGGAAGATAAATATCTATTTCTTGTCCCAGTTTTCTATAATTTTTTTGTATTTCTTTTGAATAATTTTGAGAAATATAAATTATATACTTCATTTTCTTTTTTACTTGAATAATTACAATTTTTATGTTTTTCACAATACATATTAAAACCATTCCCTGTTGATAATTCTGTTTTATCAAAACAACCATTTAAATTACATATTGGAACTTCATATATTTCATTTTTTACAAAATATATTTTTTTAGAAAAAGATAATAAAATGTTTTCTAATGTAAAATCATTTATTATTTTATAAAATTGTGGCATATATCTTTTAAAATACATAGGAACTTGTTGATTAGAACATGAAAAATGTATATTTTTTAATGCTTTGATACAATTAGTTTTATCTAATTCAGATGGATTATAATTATCACTTAAATAATATTTTGCACATTCAGGGCATTTTATTTTATATTCTTCAGGAATTTTAACAGCATTCATCATTTTTGCTTGCTCAATATGTTGCCTTCCATGCTTATCGCAGTTAATTATATGTTTTGTTGTAGCTGGAAATAATTCTCCAGTTTTTAATCTTAAATCATTATCAAATACCATAATGGTTTTTCCATTAATATCTTTTGCTGTTATATATTTTTTTAATATCCAAGTAACCTTTCTTTCTTTAATTAAAGGATCGTCTTTTTTAAGATATATAATGTTATAGTTTTTGTCTACGCATTTTAAATAGCCTCTCATAGTTTTTAGGAATGAGAAAAACACAGGTCTCCCTTTGTGGTAATACTTGCTGAACAGATAAAATCTTATAACGGCTGTGAAGTTTTAAATAAAAAAATAAGGGCTATTTTAGATAGCCCTTTTAAAGATATAAATTAAAAATTATACTATAGTTTCATCCCACATGTCAACTAATATCATAAATCCTGCTATTTTATAAAGTTCCTCATTTTGATAAGATAATGCAGGTTCAGGTAACGCTGACCCAGGAAATACATTGTAGCATTTCCATTGCCAAAATGGTCTTGCAGCTCTATCATACATTGTAATCAACATCCAATCTGCTGCATAATCAGCCTTAATTCCTGTTCTACCTGTAAGTGGATCGTATACTAAATCACACCATTTACGAAGTGTTTTAAGCACATAAGCACTTGGAGTTCTATCTACGTTTACTTCAAAATCTATAGTTAAGTCCATTGTAGTTTCAGAAGGTTTAGCACCTGCAAATCTTCTTTGTGCCCACTTATAATTTTGAGCTACAGGTGATGCTGGAAATTTGTGTGATTTTAAACCACCAATAGTTTGAACATTTTCTAATACTAACATAGTATTTTCAGTATCTAAACCAATTGCTTCAGGTAATTGAATTTGTATTGTAAACAAATTTAAATACACTGGTTCGTATAATTCTTGAGCTGCTCTAGAATTTCTAAAGTGTGATAGTCCAAATGAGCCTTGTGATGTAAAATTATCAGCCATATCGTTTATTTTTTATTTTTTATTTTTAATATGCAAATCCTCCTGTAGCAACTCCGGTTGTTTTATTAACAGTTATTCTATTAACAATTTTTTTAAGAGCGCTTGTTATCCAAACATTAATATCTATAATTCCAAATCCATCTGCTATAATATCTGGTGTATTATTACTTTCATCCATTACTATATCATATTTAGAAAGGGCTCCAGCATCTTTAATTGTTTCAAGAATTGGAGATATTGAATTAATAATATTTAATCTTGTTATAGGATTATTAAAATCAAAAATATATCTTTGTAATACTTCATCAACTTGCAATTCTATTGTATTAAGTAATTCTCTAACATGTAAGTTATTAAAATCACTTTTAATATCTTGATATGCTGTAGCATTAGCATAAATCATTATTTGTCCAGTTGCTGGTTTTTCAATAATAGAGTTAAAACCAAATGGCTCAAGATAATCTCTGTCTGTTTTATCAATCATATATTCTACTCCAGCAAGATTTGGATTAGCAAGAATACCATTTCTATTTGCTATAATAGCATATGGATTTCCACCTAAGAATTTTTTAACATATGCATTAGCTATATCTGCAGCGGGTGGAACTGAAATTAATTTACCACTTTCGCTGTATTTTAAAAACGGACCAAATACTCCACAATATTTAGATCCAGATTCTTCATTTGGAAGACTAAATCTAAAAGATCTTGGCATATCTGGATTTCCACCTTGCGCAATAAATTCCGTACTAAAAATAGGAATGGGATCTACTCCACTTACAAATGTTTCGCAGAAATATGGATTTATTGATGTTCCAAATTGTGAAAAAGCAGGAGCATTTAAAATGGCTGTAGTTTTTCCACGAGCTTTAGCTAATCTTGATAAATAAGCCTTTCCTCCCATTTCAGCTTGAAGTCCATAAGCCATTGTATCAACAATATAACGATATTGTATCATGTCAGGATTGGTTAAACCACGTAAAATACCTTCATCCTCTAGCATTCCATAAATTTTGCTAACACCTTCTTCAGCATTTGGAGCACCATTTTCATCAAAACCAGGAAGATGTTTATTATTAATTGTTAAACCTTCAAGTTTAATAAACTTATAAGCTGAACATACTGAAGGGTCATCGATTGGTTTTTGTATTTTTAATGCACTATTAGTAGTATCAGCTGCTTCAGCAGTTGTAATGATATATGCAGAACCATCGTATGTTTTTCCAGTTACATAAGTTACACCAGGAATAACAACTGTAGAATCAGCTTTAACTAAACTTCCTACTTTAATATTTGTATAAGTTCCTGATGATGAATTAATAACATAAAATGATTTTTTTGTAGTATCTCCTGTTGGATATGCTGCAACAGATATATCCATGTGCAATACTGCATCAATTATACTAACATCATAACTTAAAAAGGATATTTTAGCACCAGTAGAATTAATTAAATTATGTCCAACTAAATCTACTAAATATGGCGCAGTAGCAGTACCATCACCGAGTGCCCAGTTATTTGTAGTTTCATTCCATTGTAATTGATCAAGAGCTTCATTATTAATATTAACTAAAATACCAGTTAATGCAGTTGCACCATTAACAATAGTTTCAATATATTGTTCTGAACCTGTTTGATCTTTAAAATCAGGAATAATACATCCTGTCCAAGAACCAATTAAATTAACTTGAGGTAGATTTATAAAGTTGGTAACTTGTTCAATCTTAATACCATTTGTACTAAAATATTGTGAAAAATATGGATCTGATGATAATGAAGAATAACCTGTCCAATCACCTTCTACAGCAATTACTTGAATAAAAAAATCTTTCATTAAATCATATGGACGAATCCATTCGTAAGGAATATTAGTTGCAGAACCATACCAAGTTGCAGCATATACACTATATTGTGATAAACCTATAGCTTTTCTAACAATAAATGATAAATCTTTTGTACCTGTGTTTGCTATTGAAAATAATGGTGCACTTTGAGTTGAACTTGCAGTATATTTATTAGTTATAACTCCTTGTAAATAATCAGGATCTGGTTTCCAAAATCTTTCACGATTAAAAAAATTAATGTATAAATCATTATTTATAGTTGTATATTGTGTAGCAGAATATACACTACTATCTAATCCTAAACCTATACAATCTACTAAATCAGTATTTGTTGAAACATTAATAGCATTTACTTTTAATAAATTAATAGCAAAAATTGGTGCCGTTAATAAACATGTTTCAATAGCTCTATGGAAAAAAGAACCTCTTTTTTCAAGTTTTTTATCAATAGTTCCAAAGAATTTATCACGATCTCTTGTAGATCTTACAAATACTGGAGTATTAAAAGGTCCTTGAGCAGAAAATCCCGGAACTAATCTTAATGATTGAGTCGTTACTGTTATACGTTCAGAATTATCAATTTCAACTGTATATACTCCTGCTGAGCGGAACTGGCTTAAATCTAATGCTATTTTAGACATAGTTATATCTTTATTTTTATTATATATATTTAATTAAAAATTGCAAAAAATACTATTTACAAATTTGTTTTTTTAATTCCCTGATTAATTTTCTTTATTTTTAATTTTTTTTCCATCCGAAATTACTTATATTTTGATTTATAGGTATTCCTTGATAATGGTGTTTGTTTGACTCATTAAATATTTTTAATATTCTAGCTTCTTCAGTTTTAATAGGATCTTCTTCTTTATACATAGTATCAAATTCTTGATCATTTATATCAGAAGTTTCTACATATTTTCCTATTAGTTCACTTATTTTAGTTTTAACAAAACTTTCAGGCATAGCATCAAAAAAATCATATAACCAATCTTCATATTCATTTTCATTATATAATCTACTTGTATTTATAGTACTCATTGCAATGTCATCATGAACCCCCAATCCTCTCCACTTTCCTCTTTTATCTTTTCCAAATGCTTTGAATTCTTTTATTGTTTCACATTCATTAATAATTAATATTTTTTTAGAAACCATTTGTTTTCCTAATTTACAAAAGAAATCTTTATCACCACCAGTTACTTTAAATCCGGCTTTTTTTCTTGGTTTTTTCTCTCCTAATATAGGTTTTGTATGATAAGTACGTAATATCATTTCGTCATAAAATTCATTATGGCTTGAAACTTTATCTAAAAAGAATTTTCCATTAAAATTCATCTCAATAAGTATTTTACATAACTCAGGGCCTAATTGATCAAAAATGATTGTTTTAGTAACATTGGCGCAATTTTCTTCATCTTTTATATTATCCCTATACAATCCTATTTGAGTTAATCTGAACATATTCTTGATACTGTATTCGTCATTTCTGAGTTTTTTTAATTGAGAAAGTGATTTAGGTTCAACTTTAAAAAAGTTCGCAACATTATAGTCATTATCTTTTATTTCATTTTCATCTTTTCCTTCTCCAGTATCAATACTTACTACAAATCTTATCAATTGAGGATCATATTTTGCATTAGGATTAAATTCAGGATGCCATTTTAAATTTCTATAAAGAGTTTCATCGAGTTTTGAATTTTCAAGTTCATGAAATATGTATTCTTTTTCAATTCGTTTAATAAACGCTAAATCTGAACCAGCTAATAAAAGATTTGAACCTCCTTTATTAAAATCAAGACCAAATTCTTGAGCAAATCGTTCTTCTCCAAAGTCAGCTTTCATTTTTTCAGCCCATGCATCATCATGTCCAGGTACTTCCCACCAGTCTACTCGTATAGGCATAAATGAATTTTTACCTTTTTGTGATTTATCCCAAATTTCAAAAAATACATTTTCTTCCCCGTTTGGCGTTGAAGATATTATACATTGTGAAACTTCACCTGCAGAAAGAGTAGGATAAACAGAACGCCAAAAATCATCTGCAATATTATGCATAATATGTGCAAATTCATCTGCATATAATACATGAATGGTATAACCAATTTGAGCAGTTTTAGTAGTTGCTTGTGATGTAAGAAAACAGCCATTATCAAGTCTCATACCACCCGCTCCACCCTGTATCATTCCAGGTTTTAAAAAAAATGGTAATCCTTTGAATACATTGATTACTTTATCGACGATTTCAAAAGCCGTCTTTTCTTTATTTGCTAAAATTGCCAAGTTTCTATCATTATGAAAACACAAATACCAAGAAAAAAATGCAGCAACTGTAGTTGTGTTGTGAGAAACTATATCATTACTATAAAATGTATGTTCTAAACTATCAAGTGTAACATCATGCATAGAAACTTTAAATGGTAGTTTTTTTAGTGTAATTACTTTTTTTAAACCTTCTTTTGTTTGAACATAGTGACCAATTTTTAAGTTTTTTACAAATATCTGAGACCCAAATACATCAATTAAAATATGATTATCTGCACACTCTAGTACTAACCCATTTTCTAATTTAAGACTATATAAAGTGTATGGTTGAGTTTTATGAATAGATTTAATAGACTTAAATCCATTAGGCGTATCAATATAAAAATTATCTAAATCAATTGAATCTATAATTTTTTTAGAAATATCATTTTCATCTAAAGATAAATTTCTATACTCCCATTTTTCAATAAGTTGTATTAAAAATAAAATAATATATTTAAGAATTATTTTCATATATAAAATCTATACATTTTTAAATAGTTGTTTCAGGATTATTACAGAATTCATCTTCTCTTACATGTAATACAATATATACAATTTTAAAAGTTTAGTTTTAATTTTTTCTAAAAAAGTTAATTTTCTTTTTGTAGATAATATGAGATAATAAAATAAAGATATTGGAATTTCATATAAATTTTCATTAGGATATCTAAGTATTACATTACCCATAAAAAAACATTTCCCACTTTGTCTACTTTGCATCATAATTAAATTTCTTATTTCAGGAATCATTTCTTCAAATTTTTCACTATATTTTTCTTTTGCTAAAGCTCTTAATATTGTTATTTGAAAATCTCTTAGTTTAACAATTATTCTACCTTTATCTGTTAAAAATCTACAATATTTTTCAACAAAATAAACTATATCTGTTGAACATTTATGAAATTCATTTACTTCATCAGGTGTTAATTGATATAAAATATTTCCAGCCTTTAATTCGATATCTCCATAGTGGAAAGCACTCAAATTAGTTTGAATGCCCATTTTAAGCTTTTCTAATGTTTGTTTAATTAATTCACTATTCCAAATAGTAGTACTAGGCATTTTTATTTTATTTATTTTTTTCTAGAATTTGATGAATATAAATAACAACGTTTTTATTGTTGAGGTTCAATAGGAATATTTGGTATAAGATGTTGCTCATCTAGATATTCATTAATATTTTGACTTTTTAATAATTTAACTTGATTTATAAGTTCTTTTGTACCTCTTGTAACAACTCCACCATCACCTGTAGTTAACATGCCAGTTACACTTTGTTGAGGACCAAAAATTTCAGTTCGTTGTTCTTTAACATCATTTTTAAATGAGCGATATGTTTCCTTTATAGCTTCCACAGTTTGAAGTAATTGTTTATTAAGGTCTCCAATACTTTTTGACATTCCAGTATATACTTCCCAATATCTGGGATGAGTAAGACCAAGAACAATTTGTTCCATAAGAGCATTTTGCATAACTTCGTTGCTTCTAAGTTGATAAATCATTCCTGCTAAAGACATAACATCTACTTTAAATTTGTCATGAATATATTTATTTTCTTTTATCATATCTAATGGAATCATAAATGATATTGCATTTTTTATCATTGTAGTAGCTTCTTTTTCACACTTCTTTTTAAGTTTTTTAAAATTTGTTGTTACTATAGGTACTGGTTGTAATTCAGGAATATCTTCTCCTGGAATAGGAACATTTGTTTTTATTTCTGTTGGTGAATTTTTAATTAGATTTTCAAGAGCTTTACGCTCATCTGATGTTTTCATAGTTATTTTATTTTAATAATTTTTTTATATTTATTTTTCCATTTTTCATCTGCGATATCCTTTCCATACTTTTTTAGCCATATATCATATACCGATTTACCGTACATTGGATTATTTTTCCCTATCATTTTATTTTTTGTTTTCTTTGATACAGGTTTCTGCCTTCTACGTTGCTGTGATAATTTCATTTTTTCTTTTGTTTCTTTTGAATGAAATGTTCCCAATCTTACTTGTCTATTTTTTTCAACTTGATCTGGCGTTCGTTTAATTCCTAAATTTTTTCCTTTATTTGTTTCTTTTTGTTTTTTTACAAATATATTATATCGTTTTATTCCTTTTTTATTTCCATATATTTGTTGTTTAGTAATATAATATATGGTATAACTAACTATCTTTGACGAGAAATATAAGGCAAGCGTAAAATACTATCTGCATTATCTGCTAAAACAATTTGATCTGCGTTTGGTGTGAAATATGAAAGCAAATCATTACTTTGTTTTTCATCCTCAATAGTAGACGTATATATTTTTAAATTAGTTAAATAAGCTGGTGATTTATTAACTACAAAATTATAAACTGTAACTTCTTCAGGATAAAAGGTCATGGTTTCATTAAATATTCTTTGTAATTTTGCATTTGCATCATTAGTGTGTTTTTCCCAAACATTGATACTATATTGTTCCCAAGTATTTCCAATATTAATTACAATTCCATACCATTTATTATCTAAAAGTTTATTTGTTAATTTAGAAATATATGTTTGTGCACCATAATTAACTTTAATATACTGATTTGCGTAAATGTTAGCAGAAAAATTATGTTCTTCTAGTTGATTTATACCATCAATAAGATTAATAGGAAATTTTACCATTGCTTTATAATTTGGTAAACTTGCCCAATTAGCTCTAATGGTTTGAAGATCTTCGAGAACAAATGCATCTATTTCACAATGATATACTAGTGGATTTTCACTTATTGAAACTATTTTTGCATACAAATTAAGTGCTCCGGGACGAAATATTACTAAAGTATCTTCAATATTAAATCTTTTTAAAGAATTAATTACAATATCATAATTACTTGTAAATATTGTACTTGGATCTATATAAAGATTTTCTGTTATACTTGTAACATTATATTCTTTATGAATATCTGGAATTGTACGAGGCGATATCCATGCTATAATAGATCTATCATCATTAGTATGAATTATATCTGTTACATTATAATTAATAGCATTAAATACTTCAGAAGTTTGCATATCATAAAAAGAATGTGCTACTACAGTTCCATACATATTTATAGCAGATGGAATTGTTCTAAGAGAAGCATCAAAATATTTGTATTTATCTTTTGATGTACCACTAAATTGACTCATTTGTTGATCATCTACAAGTTTTTTAATATCATCAGCTATTGCTCCACCAAATACTTCTTCAACACTAACTGTATATTTATCAATAGTTTCATGTAACCCAACAGATTCTTTTCTTGAAGCTTCTGGTGAATATTTTTTGAGATTTAATTTCCAAGTTGTTTCTTGTTCCATAAAACCTCTAAATAAATAACAAGACTCTACTTCAAAAATCTTATTAGATATTGGAAAATAAACTATATCTTTTTTTTGAGGAGCAGTACCCATTCCAGCTAATGATTCCCAATATTTTTTATCAATTTGAACTTCAAATGGAACTTCATATTCAAGACCCATTAAATCAAAATTATATTTACTATCTGGTGGCATACCACTTGGAACTATAACTTTAATATCTATAGGACAATCTTCAACATTTGAAAGTGTATATTCTAAAAAAATAACATCTTTTGAACGTTGTTGAGGTAGAGCTCTGAACCATCTAGCTTCATATCCTATAAGTTGATTGACAGCAGAATTTAATAAATTATAATTTTGAACAGCAGACGCAAGTTTGTTTACATTAAGAACCGAACTTAATCCTCCTCCATCTGTTGAAACTTGTAATCCTATTGTAGATGTAGTAGTTTGTTGAGGAAATGCACTATTTAAAGATTCCTTAGGACAGTCTGCCATATATATTATTTTTATTTATATATTTTATTGAAAATATCCATTAACTGTTTTATTTAATAATAATGAAAAATCATTTGAATATCTTCCAATTGTATCAGGTTCTCCAGTAATTGAAATAGTAAGAGTAAGATTTGCATTTGAAATAATATCATTAAAATCAGTATAATAACTTTCAGCACTAGATAAATACCATAAAGTAGGATTAACTACAAATGTTTCATTTGGTGGACTTATTATTACTGGATTTCCTGTACTAATATCTATTGCTACTGAATCATCACTTATTTTTCTAATATATGCATTACCATAAAATCCATTACCTGCATTTCTATATAAGGGATCATTATATAATCCAAAATATAATTCATAATAAGGAAGAATAGGAGTAGGAAATTTTGCTATTAAAAATTTCGTATTTGCTTCTAAATATTTTCCTGTTGCAGTTAAATAATATAGTGTGTATAGAGGATCTTCTGGTGAAGTTTGCCCAGTAATAGTTATTCGTAATACACCCATTGCGCCTCCTCCGTCTAAAGCTTCTGCATAAATATCAACAATACCATCTGTTAAAGCTGTTACAAGACCTGTATTACCATCTATAGAACAAGTTCCAGTTATTCCAATAGGGATCCAGTTTACATTTTGAATTGTAGCATTTATTGGTGTAATAGTTGTAATTAATTGTAATGTTCCATGAAATGTAGTTATAGTACTTACATCTACTACTCCAGATACGAGTATATTACTTATCAACATAATACTTGTATCAAATGTAACTTCATTTCCATATCCTGTTCCAGCTGAATTAGTAGCATAAGAGCGAACATAATAATGAGTACTTGGATTTAATGAAATTAAAGAACTAGTAAATGGCCCTGCTCCTATTCCATTAGATGTATGAGAATTAATAATTAATGGATTGGTAGAAGTGTTCCAACATATACCTTTTTCTGTAATATTATCACTTCCAGGATCTATTACATTACCTCCTCCTGATGCTGTTGTCGCAGTTATATTTGTAATAACATTAGTAGTAAGTGTAGGAACAGAAATAATAGAAGAATCTAACATACTTGTATCAAATGTAACTTCATTTCCATATCCTGTTCCAACTGAATTAGAAGCATAAGAGCGAACATAATAATGAGTACTAGCATCTAATAAAATTAAAGAACTGATAAATACTCCTTCACCTGTACCATCATTTGTGTATGAATTACTAATAGTAGGATTGGTTAAAGTATTCCAACAAACACCTTTAGCAAAAATACCCGTACTACCATCATGAATAACATTACCTCCTCCTGATGCATTAGTTGTAGATATATTAGTTATAGATGATGTAGTAACTGTAGGTATAGCTACATTTCGACTAGTATCAAACTGTATATTTGTTCCATATGCTATACCTAATGAATTAATAGCATAAGCTCTAACATAATAATGTGTACTAGAATTTAATCCCGATAATGTACTTACAAATAACCCCAATCCATTACCATTATTTGTTGAAGAATTTGCGGTTGTAGGATTAATACTTGTGTTCCAACATACACCTCTAGCAGTAACACTTAAACTTCCATCAGTAGTTACATTCCCACCACCCGTTGCACTAGTTATAGATATATTGGTTATAGGTGATGTAGTAACTGTAGGTATATTTACATTTAAACTTGTATCTAATGTAACTTCTGCACCATATGCTGTTCCCACTGCATTTGTAGCATAAGCTCTAATATAATAGTGTGTACTGGAGTTTAAATTTGCTATTATACTTGTGAATACTCCTTCACCTATACCATTTGATGTATGTGAATTAGAAATTGTTGGCGCTGTACTAATATCCCAACAAACACCTCTAGCAGAAACGCCTATACTGCCATCATGAATAACATTACCTCCACCAAATGCACTAGATGTAGTTATTCCAGTAATAGCAGAAGTAGTAACTGTAGGTAATGATGTTACTATTATATTTTGACTAGTATCAAATGTAACTTCATTTCCATATCCTATTCCTAATGAATTTGTACCATAAGCACGAACATAATAATGTGTACTAGCATTTAAACTAGATAAAAGACTAGTAAATAATCCTTCTCCTATTCCATTAGTTGTATAAGAATTAGTAAGCGTAGGTGTTGAACTTGTATTCCAGCATATACCTCTTGCAGTAACATTTAAATTTCCATCATGTATAATATTTCCCCCACCAGAGGCAGTTGTTAAAGATATATTAGATATTACTGAAGTAGTAACCACAGGAATAGTAGTAGTAATTACATATTCAAATGGTCCTAAAGATGGTGGATTTAACCATGTTTCACCATCTCCATCAAGAGTTAATCCACTTATCGCAATTCCTTTTGCTCTTAAATCTGTATCTCCTGCTAAATGTAAAAATGACACAATTGGTAAATTACCAATTGATTGTCTTGTTCCAGATAGATTTGTTGGATCAATACTTATAAAATCTGCATTAGAAACAATTACATTAGTACCAGCATCCCAAGAATTATGATCTGTTGTATTTCCTGCTCTTCCACCATAATCATTTCCAGATTTATTTAAATAAGATATATTATTTCTTAATAATGTATTTGCGCCAGTATTAAAAGATGAAGAAAATTTAAAACCATAATCATTTGAATTATTATATGCTAAAGAATTATAAAGAGCCATATCTATTGTTTGAGTTACATCAATAGATTCATTAAATCCTATTAGATCATTAAATACAGATAAACAATTATATAATATTCTTTGATATCCTGTTTCATCTCCTTTATCACTATGACCTAATTTAAAACCATTTCCATTACCCGTTATATGATAAGCTGAACTATCTATATTAGAATAATATGATGTACGTCCATTTCTGAAAGCCCAACAATTAGTCATTGTAATAAATCCGCCACCTAAAGTATAATCATAACCGTTATTAGAGTTATACCATGCTCGACATCCGGTCATATATTGATGCATACCCGCATTTATATTTGCATTAAATCCATTAGCAAACAATCCATTATTATAATAATCCCAATTATCATATGCATCGCAATTTATATAATATATGTAATCACACGCGCCGTTAAATCTAAATCCATTACCACATTTAGTTACAGTACATTGTTCAATTGTTATATGATTAGATGATGTTCCATATATACTATCTGCTGGACCAGCATACTCATGTTCATGAATATTCTGTACAGTTATTCCTTTAATTTTTATATAAGAACAATTTACAATTTGTATACCTCTTTTTTCTCCAGCTTGTGTGATATTTACACCATCAATAGTTACTACTTCATTATTATATGCTGAAATTAAAATTTCATTTGCTATTGTACCATTTTTAGAACTTATATATACAGCATTATAAGCTCCATTTCCAGAAGTAGCTGTAGGTGAATATGTTCCTCCACGAATATATAATGAATCACCAGGAGCTGTAATTGCAGTTATTCCTCTTTGAATAGTTTTAAATGCTGTAGTTAATGAAGTACCAATAGAACTATCATTTCCAGAAACTGATACATAAAAAATATTTCCTGTAGTAACAAATGAAACTTGATTACCATAAGCTACACCGAGAGAATTTGTAGCATATGCTCTAACATAATATGTTGTATTAGCAACTAAATTAATTAAAGTGCTAATAAATGTTCCTTCTCCTGTTCCATCTATTGTATATGAATTTGAAAGTGTAGGTGTTGAACTTGTACTCCAGCATATACCTCTTGCTGTAACATTTGAATTTCCATCATGAACTACAGTACCTCCACCGGTTGCACTAGCAGAAAATATATTAGTAATAGAAGATGTAGTAATAGTAGCTAATGTTATATCTGGACTAGTATCGAATGTAACTTCTGAACCATAAGCAGTACCAGCAGCATTTATAGCATAAGCTCTAACATAATAATGTATACCAGGATTTAATCCCGTTAATGAACTTGTAAATACACCCGTACCTGTTCCATTTGTTGTATGTGAATTAACAATAGTAGGATTAGTTGAAGTATTCCAACAAACACCCCTGGCTGTAACACTTAATCCTCCATCAGCAGTTACATTTCCACCGCCTGATGCACTATTTATTGTTATAGTAGATATTAATGTTGTAGTAACTGTAGGAATAGATGTACTTCCCATAAATTCATATGCACCTATGGTTGGAGGATTAGCTACTGTAACACCATCTTTATCAGTTAGACCTGACGTTATATATAATCCCACACGTGCTGTAGTTAAATGATAATCTGTTAAATTATTAATAAATTGTGGATCTGTTTTAAGATTAGTTTGAGGAGATAATCCTGTTACATTTGTAGCAGTAAATCCAGTAGCTGTTAAATTAGGATCATTATTATTACCATTATTATAAAATATATTATTAAATATTGCAAGTCCATTTACAGATGTTCCTTGATTCCATCCATTACCTCTAATTGGTGCACCAGCAAAACCCTTTATTATATTGTTGTTTATAGTAACATTAATTGCTTTACCAAGATCAGGAATACTAACTCCCCAAGATGTTGTTACTCCAGATGTACTAGCAATTACAGTATTATTATAAAATTTAAAATTATTTAGATTATCATTACTTAAATCTTCTTGTGAGCAATAAAATCCCCACCCACTCGGAGAAATAGTACCAGACGCAGCACCTATATTATCAAATACATTATAACGAACTGTGATATTATTTTGAGTGCAAACTGTAGTTCCATGAGTTCTCATAAAAACACCTTGAGCCACATGATGTATATAATTTCGTTCTATTATAACATCTGAATTCCATATTTCAAGTAATACTCCACGAACTGATTGTTGTTGTTTTAGAATAGATTGTCCTATAATATTATCATGAATCCATGCACTATAGGTTGATGTACCTTTAATTGCATATTGAACATCAACAGAACCCGTAATAACATTATTATATATTTCATTTCCACCTTCCCAATTCCATATTTCAATTGCAAAATCCCATGGAGTAGTACCAACAACAAGAGTCTTGGATAAAATATTATTATATACTTTCATATTTTTAATAAACCCTTCAACACCATCTATGCAATTGCCATTCATACCATTAGGCCTAGCTATTGTTATTGTGTTATTATAAATCTGAAGTCCATCTTGAGAAAGAATACTTAAAGCACCTGCAGCATCACCACCCGAACCATATATTCCAATATATCCACCACAATCCTTTATAATACAGTCGTGTATTTTATTACCCACAGCATATACACCTGTTTGTTCTCCATTATGAAAAGCTACAGCATAATAATTAAAATCAATAATATCACAATTATAAATTTCAACATTACCTCTTTTAAGCACTCCTATAGCAGCATATGCTGCATATGAAGTAGTACTTCTCAAAGTTAAGTTACTAATATGTTGATTACCATTAGTATTTGACAAACTACTAGAAAGTAGTATTGTATATGAACCCACTGATGTTAAATTTGAACGTATGATAGTAGTAGATTTATTATCTCCTTCTATACTTACTCCTACTGCTAAATTACTGATAGTGGATTCATTATAAGTTCCAGCATTAATATGAATTATATCACCAGACGTAGTTATTCGTGAACAAGCATAAGAAAGATTTAGCCATGGAGATGTTGAAGTTCCTGTATTACTATTACTTCCCGTTGTTGCAACATAATAAGTTGTAGCATTAGTTGTAATATAAAAAAATATTGAACATAATAAAATTAATAATTTTTTCACACATAAGCACTTATTTTAGTTACTTTGTGATATATATTCCCAATATAAAAAAATTATTAATTAAAATTCTGGACAAGGAAGAGCTCTCATTCGTTGTTTTCCTTGTATATTAAAACTATTAAATTCATAAATAAATGATACTTCATGAGCTCCATTTGTTGATTTATTTAAAGAAGATATTGTTATATCGTAACTATATCCTATAAAAATATTTTTTGTTTTTATTCCTATTAAGCCAATAACCGCATCTCCTACTTGATTACTAATTAACGGAATTCCTCTGTACCATAATCCAAATAATAAAGGACTTCTTAAATAATAAACTCCAATATCTGTTTGATAAAATTTTCCTTGTGTTTGAAAATTCGTTGCTATCGAAACAATATCAGGTTTTTTATTTATTAATCTTTCTTGTTTTATTAATTGTATTCCACCAAAAGCATTAAATTTTATAGGCAATGTAGTTCTTCCTTCATAAAATGATGTTTTTGGAGTTAATATATGATCAAAAGTAACACCTCCCCATATTCTATCATTATAAGTTATAACTGATGCAGTTAAATCTATATCTGCTATATTATTAAAGATTGGTGGATTAACTGGTGGAATATTATTATTTACTCCACTATTAAATATCAATTTATTTATATCTAATCCTAAATAATAGAATTTAAAATTAATTCCGGGTCTTATGCGCCATTTATTATTAAGTTTAACATCATAAGAATAAAGAACTCCAATATTTGTTGTACTTAAATTTCCAGACCCAGCTATATCATATGTAGCTAAAAATCCAATACCTGAATTAAAATTTGGTAATGATTTATCAAAAGAAACACTATATGTATTATAAATATGTGATATTCCTGGCCACTGATTTCTATAATTTACAGTAAATCGATAATCTTCTACAGCCCCCACAAATGAAGGAGCTAGATATAGTTTATTAGCGTAAAACTGAGAAAAAGTAGGATCTTGCCCAAAGATATTAACAAACACTAAAAATACTATGAATATAATAATACATCGTTTCATAGTACAAATATAATACTAATTTTTGATAGAAAAAAACATATTGGCATTTATTTGTGACCTGAGTGAGACTCAAACTCACAACTTATAGCTTAGAAGGCTATTACTCTATTCAAATTGAGTTATCAGGTCAATTAATTGTCCTCTGAGTGGGACTCGAACCCACAACCTTAAGTATATAAGACTTCTGCGCCAACCAATTATGCCACCAGAGGAAACATTAAGAAAAATTGTAAGCCCGGAGAGACTCAAACTCTCAATTTTTTCGTTCGTAGCGAAATGCATTATTCAGTTATGCTACGGGCTTGGTTGGACCCACTTTGGTAGGGTCCTACACCTACAAATAAAGACTCTAAGCCGCCATTTGTAATTTGTAACTATTTTCGCCGTTTACTTGCGTTATTAAAACTATCTTTACTACTTCTATGTTGCTGTCAAACCTAAATCATCCCCAAAGATTTTTATATTAGTGGAGATGCCGGATTCTGCCCCCGGGTCCAGTCAACAGTCTCTCATAAATAGTCTTATTTCTAAGACACGTTTTAATATCTTAAAATTGGGTGTTATCTCGAATTCGAATCGAGCCTATCTGCTTCACAAACAGACGTGCTACCGCTAACACTAATAACACCATTTAAATATTTTAAAGCAGCTTTTTTCAAAGCTTTATTTGGTTTTGATGGATTTTCTAATTCATCAAATAAAATTTTTGTATCTTTTTTAGTTAGTCTTATTTTCATCTTTTACCACTTTAAAAGTTGTTCCTCCATTATAATCAGTAACTACCATTATCTATCATTATATATAATCCTATTTTCCAAGAAACCATTCTAATATACTTAATAGAGTTATCATGGTTTTATTTTATATATTTATTGTAAGGTGAGGGAATCGAACCCCACCTACATGTTTCACATAACACTATTTTTTTAAATCTTCTAAAATTATAACAAATTTTATAACTTAAACGCTGTTCTTCATATATTCATGAAAAATTTGAACTATTTATCTTTTACATGGTTAGTAGCCCCACATGAATTCGAATCATGGCTACGATCTTGTAAGGGTCGCGTGCTTAACCACTACACTATAGGGCCGATTAAATTTGTATTCTGCTATTTTTTGCAAATTCTTCAATGCTTTTCTTCAAACTAAAAAGTACTTCTATTTTACTAAAATTACTATCATTATTAAGTTCCTCTTTTACACTTTCGTATATTTCTCTTAGAAATTCAATAAGTTCAGTTTGTTTATTGTAATTCATTTCAAATATTAGATCTGTTAACTTAGTTTTCAAATCTTCATTTTCTTCTTTTAATTTTTCTATATCTTCCATATTATATTTATAAAATAGAGAAACCCAGAGCCATATATCTTTTTTAAGCGCAAAAGGGAACTTATCTAGGAGTGGGCATAGAAGAGTTCGAATCTTCATTACATCCTTATCAGAGATGCGTCCTAACCGGTTAGACGATACGCCCGTTAATATTGATACTACTTTATAAGAGCTAGCGTAACATTTCCTGCTTCCCATCCGACCTACCCATATCAATATTTTTTCTTTTTGCGGGGTAACAGGGTATCGAACCCCGAACCTATTGGTTAGTAGATGAAGAGAATTATGAATTCTTTAACTTCATAAGACTTCATCTAAAGTATTTTTTCAGATACTTCTATCTGTGTACAGCCAATTGCTCTACCATTGAGCTATTACCCCATTATAAAATTCTTACATATTTGAATTTGCTCTTTTGTGTTATCACACATATCTTTCCAAGGTATTCTTAAAATTGTCCAACCTTCATTTATCAAATATGCGTCTTTTCTTTTATCTCTTTCTTTATATTCTTCAAAATGTTGGTGTTGATCGCCATCAATTTCTATAACTTTTTTCTTATTAATCCATGCAAAATCAAGAGAGTAAATTCCAACATTGTATTCTTTTTTATATTCTTTATCATCAAATTCATTTTCAATTACTTTCATAAAGAATTTTTCAGGATACGATGCTTCATTATTCCATCTGCTCATTCCTATATTCCATGCTCTTCCTTCTTTATGTGCCAATTTTCCAGAATTAGATAATTGTTTTTTTGTTTTTTCAGAATGATGTTTTCCTAACCATGTTTCAGAAATTTTTCTAATTCTTTCATCATGATTGGGATGTAATTTACAACTTCTAACATGATTGCCTAAATGCGGGCCTGTATCAAATTCTGCATTACAATATTTACATATATGTGTCATATATTTTATATGACACTAAAGTAATTAAGTTTTGCGTTTTGGGCAGGACTCGAACCTGCGATGGTATTTCTACGTCTGGTTAACAGCCAGGACCGTTCGCCACTCCGGCTACCTCCCCATATAATCTGAGAAATTCAAAAAGAGTGTGAATACTAAGCTTTGCGCTTGATACTGGATTCGAACCAGTGATTAACCAACGATGTAACTCTTATTTTACTACAGATTTGCAGGGGTACTAGAAGTCGAATCCAGATCTGCGGTTTTGGAGACCGATATGCTACCATTGCACCATACCCCTATGTGCTTCAGTCGGATTTGAACCGACACCTCCTATTCTTTAGTGCACTATTACAATAGGTATTCTACTTTTGATACTATTCCGCGCGGTCGTAATGGGATTCGAACCCACCTGTCAGATTGTTTATCTGTTCCGGAGTGACAGTCCGGCAGCCACACCAAGCAGCTCCTACGACCAATAGAGTTTATAAAGGGATTTGAACCCTCATCTCCGGCCATAATACAATTGCCGGTGTCTTTCCATTTTTAAGTACGATATAAACATTTGTGACCTCGAAGGGATTCGAACCCTCATGTCCCTGATTAAGAGTCAGGTCCGGAACCAATTACGGATACAAGGTCTTTAGTATTTTGCGTAAACCAGAAAAATATAAAATTATTATTTTCACAAAATTCTTTTAATTTCTCTTTTTTAATTTTTGCCGTTTCAATATATCCTATCCATTTTTTTTGAAGATATGTTCCAATTTTTTCAGATTTACATTCCACTATGTAAATTCCATCTATAGTAGTTATTTTAAAATCAGGTAAAAAAATATGGCTTTCATTATTATAGTGATATGGAATTTCAATATTAGCTCTTGATATATCTAAAACTTTATAGTTTTTTTCAAAATATGTTAAACAATTATGTTCTAATTTCGAATCACATTTAATATTTTTATTATTAAAATTATATAAACATTTTATTCCAGAACCATTAGTTATGCCCTTTTCAATATATTTTATTCTAGCTGCTGAAAGAATGCTTTTCAAATTAGGATTTGTTTTAAATTTTAAAGAAATTCCGCATTTCCTAGAACATGTTTTAATATGTCTTTTATTCCAATTTACAATAAACTTTTTTCCACATTCTGGGCAGTTTTTTTCAATTTTATTATTTCCACAACCTTTAAGTGATTTACTTACTAATAAATTAATATCTTTTCTTTTTGCCTTTGTACTAAATCCTCTTGCGCATTTGTTTGAACAAAATCTTCCAGAACCATAAGTTCCATCATGTTCTTTACTACAGTTTTCGCATTTCATTTTATATTTTATATACGCTAAAATAAAAAAGTTTTGAACTATTAACTTTTTGTTAAGTTTTTAAAAAATGCCTTATTGGCATAAGACTGTGTAAGCTCTACAATCAAGGGCCAAAATCCTCCTAGTCTTCTCACGGTTGCAGTGCGTACGGAACTCGAATCCGTGACCGCTAGAGTGACAATCTAGCATTCTAACCAACTGAACTAACGCACTAAAAGTAGCGGGTGACAGATTCGAACTGCCGCTGCGAAGCTTATGAGACTCGCCTCTCACCACTAAACTAACCCGCAATATTTTTATTTTTATTGTATTTTTTAAGACTTTCAGAAATTTTATGTTTTGTTTCTAATGATGTTCCCCTTAAACTTATTCTTTGTTTTGCTTTATCGGATATTTTTTCCTAGTTTCATTATAATTTTCAGAACTAGAAATATATAATTCAGATACTAACTCTTTTTCTTTTTCATTCATTTTCGATTCATCATCAAAAATAAACAAAATTTCTTTTTTAAAATTATGTTTACCATATTTTTTAATGGCTAATTCTAAAATTTTTCCTGAACCTAAATAACTATCATTTAAACTTATAATTAAGTTTTTAGTGGAGAATACGGTATTCGAAACCGTCTGTTATTTCTCATTGCAAGTGAGATGATCACCCTAGCAATCCCATTCCCCATTTTAAACTGAGAAATTTACCTTGAGTATTTTTATTGTGCTACCGTTACACTAATCCAGCAAATATTTGGAGCTGGATGAAAGAATTGAACTTTCTCTGATCGTTTGAGTACGAAGTAACTCGCTAGTTTACTACAGTTTAGTATCGTTGGCTGGATTCGAACCAGCGTGCTCATATAGAGTCCTCCTTATGAAAGAGGTGCGATAAGCCACTCTGCCACAACGATAATTTAGAGCGCCTACCCGAATTCGAATCGAGACCTCGACCTTGGAAGGGTTATATGCTACCGTTAAACACCATAGGCGCGCAAATAATAGTTGTCAGGAATCGAACCTTCTGCCACGATATCAATGGTATACACACCAATGTTTAACTATTAAGCTAATTAGTGCCTCCTCAGGAACTCGAATCCTGAACTCACGGATTAAAGGTCCGTTACTCTACCAATTGAGTTAAGAAGGCAAAATACCAACATGTCAAAGATCATCGTTCTACTTAAAGAACATTAAAAAGCGAGAACTTTTTGAAGGTGCCCGCTTTTTATATAGATTTTATTTATTTACTAATATCTATTATCCGCGAGCGTAAGGTTTCCTCTAATGTCATTATCAGCATTCCAATTGTTCACCATATGTTTCGCTATGCGTATCATTTTTTGTATTTTAAAATATTAAGTTTATTTATATCTTTTATTATATATCAAGTAAAAAGTTTTCGTTTTTATTAGTTATTGTTAAAATCTTTTATAAAAAAGTTTTTGGATTAGTATTGCATTATCTTGATTTGACCATTATTGTCAATCGTATCAAAGTACGAATTTCCGGATTTCAATTTTTCTTCATTCTCTGCACATCCGCCGAACTGTCAGTTTCTTATCATAAAGAAACATCATCTCAATACTAATCCAAAGAACTTTTCATGATAACATTTTTTATGAATATAAATATAATACAAAATATTAAAAGAAAAAAGGATTTTTGTTAAAATTTTGTTAATTCATAAATTCTATTACTTCAACTGAATTGATAAATTTTTCAATTAATTTAACTAAATAATCATATTTTTCATATTTTGCATGAATATTTAATGTAGCTGGCATTTCTTCATCACCTTCATTATCAAGTTCGATAACAAAAACTTCATCACAAGTTTCTTCTATTCCACAAACTTTGAACATTTCATTAATCATTTCTTTCAAAGGTTCTACGGATTTTGAATAATCAGCAAACATTTCTGTTGATGAGTTTGTGATTAAATCAATAAATGAGTGAAATTTAATTTTTAATGTTTTCATTTTTTATATTATTATGTTTATTGTGATATTCTTGTACATCTTTCCAATTTACTAATTTTCTAACTTCATCATATGGCATTAATAAATAAGATAATCCATTGTTCTTACAATATTGTTCTGCTGCTTCAATTTTAAATGGAAGTTCAGGTTTGTCATTACTGCCTTTTATTTCCAATATAGCTCCAGGTATTAATCTTCCAAAAGGGTCAAGTATAAAATCTGAAATATATTTTCTTTGTTTTCCCTCAAATATGTAAGGAATTCGTAACTTTGTATTTTTTACCCAACCAAGTCCACCATTATCCAGATACATCATCATTGCTAATTCAGTCATAGAGTCGTAACGATAACGTATTCCGTTTTTAGTTACATAATATCCCTTTTTGGCGGGAATACCCTTTCTTTTTTCTAACATTAGTCGTAATTAAATTCTCCTAATATTGTCCAATTAAGAACTGCTATAAATAAAGGTTTGCCTGTTATAACCCAGTATAGAAGGAAAATTATAATATTCACAGGTAAAGTTATTACTAATAGTATTCCAACTATTACTCTTAATAATCTTTTTATCATTCTAAATTGTATTTAAATCCAAACATAAAATAATTCTCATAATCACCATATAAATCATAATTAGATGCTCTCCATTCCAATCCTGCCCAAACTCTTTTTGAAAACTTCCACCATCCTTGAGGTTCAAATGTAAAATACTTTGAATTCCAAAAATCTAAATATCCAGAATATTGCATCTTTTTAAAATCTTGAGAAAATATTGTAGTAATTTGATATCCATGAGTTTTTTCTTCAGAAGTACATTCTACTTGATAATGATACATTGCATCAAATTGTATATTAAACTTATCATAAGAAAATGATTTTGAAATTCCTGCTAAATATACTGGTTTTATCTGAAAATATTTATTAATACCTACATTGTATTGAACTGTTAAAGAACCTAATTTATTAATATTCCAATATTTTGATATCTCTGTATAAGCTTCTGAAAAACCATCTTTACTTATTTTAAGATCAGTAACATAATAAATACTACCACATTCTTGAGTTTTATAAAACTCGACAGTAGCAAAATTTACAAAATCATTATTAGAATTCACTCCTCCTAAAAATTGAATATTTTGAGCATAAGTTATTCCAAATACAGTAAATAAAAAAATTAAAAATATTTTTTTCATATTTATATTTGTAAAATTACTTTTTATTTTCTATTAATTTTAATGCAAAATTATTATAAAAAAATAAATAAAATCCAATCCAATCTTTTTCATTCATTTATTTTTTTATAATATATTTAATTTTATTTTATCTAAAATACCTTCCATAGTAATTGCATTAGATAATGTTTCCCAATATTCAATTCTTTCTACTTTTTTTAATCCTAATCTTCTAAACATTGAAACCAAGTTTTTATTTTCAACAGGAACCTGAATAGTAGTTCCATTAGGAAAATCGTTTAATAAATGTTTAAGCATTTTTTTAAAATGACCGTTTCCTCTATATTGTTTATATACGTAACTTCCCATAAAAATAAAAAGTCCATTAGTATAATTTTCTTCTTTTTCGAAATAAAAGTATTCTATAACTCCAAAGAAAGTGCTATATGATAATTTTTCGTTAAATTGCATCTATTCCAGATATTGCATATTCAATTTCTGATTGAATATAATTCAATACTCGTTTATTTACAGATTGATATCCTGGATATAAGCCTTCTTTAAGAGCATACATTATTGTTATTTCTGAGGCTTGCCAAGCAGCTAATCTTGATAAGCTATATGTTTCGTGATATTCTCTCACTTTAATAGCTTTTACTATTGCATCTCTTTTCATCTGAATACAGTAAATAAAAAAATTAAAAATATTTTTTCATATTTATATTTGTAAAATTACTTTTTATTTCACCATATGATAACTTATTAAATTTCATTTATCTAACTAAATAACGTCGAAAATTTATTTTTCTGTTTTCCATTTCTGTATTAATAAAATAAAGTGTTTTATAAACAGAAAAATTTGATGTTATAAATTCACGAATTATTAATACACGCAAATCTCCACGAATTTCATAGTGTGTTATATAATCTTGCATTATCCGAATACTATTTCACCCATTACACAAAGTTGTAGCCAAACATCAGCAGTTTCTGCATCTGAATTTTCATTCAAGATATTTGCAAAATGCTTAGGGTATTGTTCAAACATTATTTCTTCACCTCTCTTAATACTTTCTAATGAAAGTATTCCAAGTAATTCATGTGGAGATTCTATATCATGAATAGGTATTTTTTCTTCTTTTTCAATAGCCGGCATAATAGCTTCTGCAAAAGTAGAATAAAAATATTCTCCATGTAAAGGAAGTTTAAGCCCTTGATATTTACTTATAGTATTAGTAGCATCTTCTCCAAGTAAATACCAATAATTACTACCACCCTCAATAGCATCTATCATTAAGTCATTTCTAACTGAATTTTGCAAAAATTCCATACTACATTCATTTATACAAATATAATATAAAATAAAGAAACTAAAAATATTTAAGTATTAAAATTTTGTTAAGTTTTTATATATGATATTTTAATATTAACATTGTGTTTCAATTTATTCATATAAGCCCACGGGTATTCTATACCCGGTATTTCTGTAGAATACCCATCCATATAAACTATAACGATAGTATAAGTTAAAGGTTTTAAGGGAACAAAACCATCAAAAAATGGTTTGTCATATCCTTTTATGAATTTGTTTGTCATATACTTTTTAGTATATATTAAATAAAAAAGGGTCAAGACGCTTTGCGACTTAACCCTTTGTTGTTTGCCGAGAAAATAGGAAGTGAGTTTTTATAAGTTGTCTCTTATTGTCCTCGCCTCATTACTATTGGTCTTGTACGTGATTGTAAGACGCCTAAGACACCGTACCTTCGGGATTACATCCTACCACTTCCTAAATATTTATCATTTTCTATTTCGCAATTACAAGAACGTTCTCCAACATATTGTTTTCCATTAAGAAGATTGGTTGTTAAATAAACATAATATTTCATAAGTTTATTATATATATTCAAAATAAAACCGTAGTTAAGGCTACTAAATGTGCCTAACTACGGTTTAAAATGATTCTTAAGCAGTTCTTACGGTATGCAAGAAGAATACTAAAATATAACTGAGAATTATTATTTTGTGCGTTTTTTAGGAGTTAACTCTCCGGAGATTTTAAGGATTTCTGCCAGCCTTCCTTGTAAGTATAGGAGTTATTTTTTCGTCCTACGAGCCTTCTTACACTCAGTTTTATTAGTCCGAAGACCTCAAACCCTTGGCGTTGCTTAGTTTACATAGTATAAATACATAGTATAAATATCGACATCCATCGACGGGTTTTCGCCTTTCGGCAAGGATACGAAGTATCACAAAATTTACTACAGTTAATTATAAATTCAAAGAACTTTATTTTCTATATTTATATTTTATAAAACATCGAAAGTTTTAACTTGGTGTATAAATAAATAATAAAACAATGTTTTATGCAAAAATTTCATTTTGTTTATTTAACTACAAATATTATCAATGGGAAACAATATATAGGTGATCATTCTACTAATAATTTAGAAGATATTTACGTAGGAAGTGGTATATACATTAAATATGCTTTGAATGAATATGGAATAAACAAATTTAAAAGAGAAATTCTTGAATTTTTTGATACTAAAGAAGATGCTTTTAATGCGCAAGAAAAATATATTCAACAATATAATACTTTAGTTCCTAATGGATATAATATAAGTCCTAAAGGAGGTATTAAAGAAAAAGCTTCTCATAGTATTTTTAGTCGTGAAAAAATGAGTAAAACAAGAAAAGGAAAAAAACAAACTTCTGAATGGATAAAAAAACGTACTATTTCTCGTAAATTAAATTATGATAATACTGTCAAAGAACATTATAATCTTTCAGAAGAAACTAAACAAAAAATGAAAAAACCTAAAACGGAAGAAACAAGATTAAAAATGACTAAATCTCGATTAGGAAAAAAACGAGGTCCATACAAAAGATAATCATTGCTTTTTAGCATAAAAATAAGTAACTCCTTTAATTTCTTCCATGTTAAGAACTTTAAATCCATGTGCTTCAAAAATTCCATGAACATCTTTTTTTCCTAAAATTCTTTTATCTGATGGATAATCTTTTAACGATACAAGTAAATCAAAAAATTTAGTATACTTATTAGAATATTTTGCATTAGGTTTATTATCAATAAAACATCCACAAAAAATATCATTATTTGGTATCGCTTTTATCATATCAAAAAATTCATCCATTTTAGGAATTCTATTAAGTTCCTTCAGATTTATAATTATTTTGATATCTTCTATTTCATTTTCGTCATAATAAAAGAAAGATGAAAGAACTAGGGCTTCTTTTTTCTGTGATACGAGGTTTAATTGCGTTATATATTTGAAAAAATCTAATTGATTTTCTTTTGTTAGTGTTTTTTTAACTAAAGTAATATCATCTAAGCTCATAGTTTTTTTAACATTATTGTTTCAGAAACGTATTGTTTATACTTATCGTTATAATAATACAAAGTTCCTTTTGGAATAATACATGTAGCTTTTAAAAACATGGGTAATCCTTCTTTAATAGTTCGTTCAGAAGTTATATTTCCAGAAGGATTTGGCCAAGAACTTAAAGTACTATATGAATGATAGCCTTCGTTTATTACTATTGTTATGTCAAAAACTCCTTGTTCATTAAATGCTAGTTTTTTCTTAAGTGTTACTTTTGGTTGTTTATGTCCTATTCTATAGATATGATGTTGTAATTCCGATATTAATACTTTTGCCGTTTTATTTGTTATAAATCCACCCTTATAACAAATAATATCAGTTTGGGCAATTAACGGTTTACGATTTTTAAGTTGAACAAAGAAACACATACCTATATTTTATAATCCACCTCTTTTTATTCCACCGCAAGGACATCCCGGATCGGAACAACCACACTCACACTCACTATCATCTTTGTCATCTCTTTCTTCATAAGCATCTTCAGGATAATATTCTTCAGGATACTTGCTTGGTCTTCCAACTCTCATTCTTTCGAATCCTGCTGCACCATCAACTGTGCTTGTAAAATAATCGTAATCGTCATTTTCCATTTTATTTTATATTAAGTTGATATTTACAAAATTCAATCATTTTTTCGTCACCTGTGTGCTTCTCTGCTGAGTCTGAAAGTTTAATGGTAGAAATCCATTCATCCTCTTCTTCGGGTTTAACGGCGACCATCTTAATGACCATATTCAATGGTTTTACACCTACATCATTAGATAGATTTGTACCTATTCCCATAGCACATTTTATTTCTTGCGTGCAAAAACTATTAAGTGAAACTGCCATTTCTGGAGTAAGATTATCTGAAAAAATAATAGTTTTAGACTCAGGATCTATTCCCATGCTTTCGTAATGTTTAATAGCTTTTTTAGCAAAAACAAATGGATCTGCACTATCTTGCCTTACACCATCAAATAGTTTAGAAAACTTTTTACCAAAGGATTTGAAAAATGCATCGGTTGTAAATGTATCTGTAAGAGCAATTCCAAGATCACCCTGATAAACATTAGACCAATGTTCAAGTGATAAAAAGTTTGCTTGCTTAAAACCATATTTTGCTGCATGGAACATGAACCATTCATGAGCATGAGTTCCTATAGGACAAACATTATTCAAATATGCAAGATGTACGTTTGACGTTCCATTAAATGTATTTCTACATTGAAAAATAAGATCTGAAACTACTTCAGCTTGATTTTCATATGAAAATCTTCTACGTGTTCCAAAATCTGAAAACTTAACATTATGCATATTAAACAATCCAGCTTTACGTTAATTGTTTTGTTCTCTTTCAACACGATTAACTGGCTTTTGATTAGTCATATCAAAGTATAATTCTGATATAAGAGCCATAAGAGGAACTTCCCAAAGAACTGTACGATACCAATAACCTTCTATAAGAATTTCAAGTTTTCCACCATCTTGAATAATTCCAACTTCTGATGGATTATATCTATATCCTTCAAGAAAATCAAAATAAGAAGGATCAATATATTTACATCTTCCAGCAAACCAATTCTTTTCTCCACGACTAAGCTTAAGATAAAACATATTGTTAACTTGCTTTCTAAGTTCTTGGCCAAATCCTTCTGGAAATATAACTTCTGAACGAACTATTAATCTATAACGAACTTTTGCTGTAGGAAAAAGCTTCAGTATAGCATTCATCATACTAAATTTATATAGGTCGCAATCTAATATAGATTTTATTATAGGCTCGGTTTGCATTTTTATTCTTTTATATTTTTTTCTAGTACAATAGCAAATCCTCCGTATGTTTTTGCTACAGAATAAGTTTGCCCTCCAGATGTAATTGCACAAACCTGAGAAGTTACAGATACAATCGACCATCCATCAATAAGTTCTTTATTAATTTCTCTAAATGATACACCTGGTTCTCCTGAATTAATAGGCGCACAATAAATTATTTTTTGTGTCATCTTTCGTATATATTTTTTTTGTTAAATAAAATTATAGGATTAAATTGAATATAATTATCATAGTAAAGAATTACATTTTTATAAAAATCATCTAAATCAATAGACTTTTTAATAGAATCTGCAAAAAGAAAATTAGAAAAATTTATTTCTGCATTAGTAGTTCTAATACCACAATAATATGCTTCTCTCATTTCAGAAATAATCATTCCTGTATAAAATCCATGAAGATAATATTTTTCTATAAACTTATTAGCATTACACCAAATAAAAACATACTTTTTATTTAAGTCACGAAGTAAATAAACAAATTTGGGAGTTATAACATATCTACCATAACCTAATAAACCCATAGGAGTACCATGCCCCATTATAATTATTCTATCATGACGAGATATTTCATTTTTTAAAATTTTATTCGATACATCTAAATTAATAATATGCCAAGATGGTTTATCTTCATAAATAGTAGATAAAAAATCTGTACTATGATCTTTTGGATGTATCACTAATGTTTTCATGGTACAAATAATTTAAAATAATTCTTTACTTTTTATAATTTTAACATTTGATTTATATAACAAATTTAAAGTTTTTGATGTATCATCAGAAATAAATCTTATTGCATCTATTATAAAAAATGTATCAAAACCATATACTGATGCATCTATTGCAGTTTCTCTACAACAATAATCACCAGCTAAACCTACAATATATATTTGTGTAATATTTTTTTCATTTAAAAATTTAACCAATTCGGGTATTTTTTCTTTATCATCATTAAAATCAAATGCACTATAACCTTGTAAATGAACATCTTCTCCCTTTTTAAAGATATAGAAATCTTTTTTACATTTAGCAAAATTAATATCTGGGTGTAAATCTGCTCCTGGAGTATATTGAACACAATGATCTGGCCAAAATACATTTCCATCTATTGTATCAAAAGGTTGTACTCCTGCTTGTGAAGCAAATCCACTATGATTATCTGGATGCCAGTCTTTTGTAAAAATAACCAAATCAAAATTTGTGATTAATTCATTTATAATTGGTACCACCTCATCGCCTCCTGGTACTGCGAGTGCTCCACCGGGCATAAAGTCTTGTTGACAATCTACAACTATTAAAGCTTTCATATTAATTCAATTATTTTCTTTGATTACAATTTATATTCATAACACATCTTCTTGTATGGCCAAAATCTTATTTCTTTTAATTGTTATAGGCCAATCACGTTTAAATTGAGAATTTAAATGACGTAATATAACTGGATGATTATCTAATTCATGATGAGGATTTCTAATAGATATACTTTCCATTTGTTGAAGTATTTTGTCAACTTCTACATATCCATCTCTTGAATTTCCTTTCCATTCTGGTAATATTTGCCCAAGGTCTCCAAGATTAGAAACTCCAAGACCATCAGTTGCCATTGCTTCTATAGTAGACATTAAAGCTTCTTGTTGGTCTAAAAATTTACATTCATTGTTTGCAATCCATTCACTCATTTCATAAACTTCTGTTTTCCATAAATATTGAATCATTCCAAAATCTCCCCAATCCCCCATAATAGTACTGAACCCTAATAGATATTCTGTATAATTATCTGTGGAAAGAACTAATCTATTTTGGGAAGCAGTATTATAAAGATAAATCATACGAAGTCTTGCTTTTATGTTTCCATTACGAATTTTCCATTCTTTGGTTATTTGTTTATCAGATAATCCACGTATATCTATAGACTCAATATAACTATATATAGGATCTGGATTTATAATTGACAATTTATTAAAAATTTCATCTAAATTTTCTCGTCTAAAATTTGAACAAAAAACTCTACCTATTAAATCTGCTCTATTTATTTCATCTTGAGTATTAGTAGTTATTGGTAAACTTCTTCCAATTAGTGGTATATTTAATTCTTCACAAACCACCTTTGCTAATACTGCGCATAAACAACTATCAATTCCTCCAGATATTCCAATAACAAGAGATTGGATTTTCCATTTCTCTATATACGCTTTAAGTTCTTTACGTATATTCGATACTGCTTTTTCGTAATTCATTTTCGTATTATTTAAAATACATAGGTTTATTTGGTTTTATAAGCAACCAAGGACATGAATAAATTTTACGAATTTCTTCTTTAGTATTTTCTAAATATTTTCTTTTTTCGTAAACACTATATAAAAAACTAATTTCTTTTAATTTCATTTTAATTTTAAATTTGGTAAATTTTCTAATTCCTTTAATGATATTCTATTGATAAAAAAGCTTACAATGATCTATAGATCCATTTTTTTTATATTGTGGATATATACGTTTTTCAAACCAATTTAATTGTTCTTTCCACTATATACCTGGTTGCTCATTTATCTCTCTTTGTGAATAACAGGTTGTTATCCAACGAGCAAATAAATACATTTTTATTTTATTGGTGCCAATCAGCTTCTGAGTCATTGAATCTTAAGTCTGGGTCAGGATGAGCAATTTCTTCACCATACATTTCTTTAAGTTTTTCCTGCTCTTGTTCTAAATGGGCCAATTATATGCTGAGCCTGGTCTTTCTTTAACACTGACAAAACAATAATTTGGATTATCAGAGCCATTCTTATATTTGTCTACTTCAACTTTTGATACAGTAGCAATTCCACCGCAAAAATCATCGGCTCCACGATAAACGTAAATTGAGCTAGGAACATAAATTTTATCACCTACTACTGGAATTTTCATGTTTTTGTTTTTTATAATACAAATATAATAATAAGATTTGATATAAAAAAGTTCTGGCGTTAAAATTTGTTTAATACATTTCTGGATGTTCTTGAACCCAGATCCAATCAAGTAAATCTACATCTGTAACTTGTTCATGTTCAATTCTATCCCACAAACCATTATCTTTTGTAGATTTATCATATTCATTCACAAAATATACTTTTTTAATACCTGCTGCAATTATGCTTTTAAGACATTCATCACATGGTTCTAGTATGCAATATAAATCACATCCGTAGTACTAACACCGTGTTTAGCAGCAAAATCGATACCATTTTGTTCAGCGTGTATTTCGTAAATTCTTGACCATTTATGATGAACATCACGATCTTTTTTAGTATAATCTGGAAAATGATCACAGCAATTTTCATAGCCTGCTGGAGTTCCATTATATCCCATTGATATGACTCTATTATCTCTAACGATAAGAGCACCTACTTGTTTAGAAACACATTTAGATTCTTTACCAAGTAAATAAGCTGTTTTAAGAAAAAAGTGGGGTTTCATTCTTGTGTATAATTAGGTTCTATGTTCCATTCAATAAATTTCTTTTGAACTGCATGTTGATTACGACTTGGTAAAGTATGAAGACCATCTTTTCTACTATAATAAAACCAACAATCTAAGTTTTTGTTTATATCTAATACAAGATCATCAACAGTATCTCCAAATGTTACGCCTCGAAATGTTAATCTAACATATTCTCTAGCATCTTCAAACCATTCTTTATTGTATGGTTGATAATGAAAAACATAATCTGATTTAACATCATCTGAAAATGGGTAAATCAACTGAGCGATTTCAATAGTTTGTTCCTTTGTTAAATCTTTAAGTTTCATAGTATATTTTTTACAAATATAATCATTATTCTTGACAAGAAAAAATAAAAGTAAACGCTAAGTCAACTTAATGTGCAATTTTTAAAGAATATATAAATTAAAAAATGAAAGAACGAAAGAAAGTTTTTAAATATATGTATGTGTATATTACTACAAATTTAATAACAGGGAAAAGTTATGTGGGACAACATGTGTCAAACGATGAAATAGATGAATATATTGGTAGTGGGATATTATTAAATAAAGCTATAAAAAAATATAGTAAAAAAACTTTTATTAAAGAAATAATTGAATATTGTGTATCTGAAAAACAATTAAATGAACGAGAAGAATATTGGATAAAGGAAAAAAATACAATTAATCCTAATGGTTATAATATTTCTGAAAGTGGATACGGAAATGGAACACGCGGAGTTGAACCGTGGAATAAAGGAAAACATAATATTTACAGTAAAGAAACTATTGAAAAAATGACAAAAAAATTAAAGTTAATAAATGTTAAAGGATGTAAGGGTCATCTTAGATCTGAAGAATGTAAAAGAAAAATAGGAAATAAAAATAAAATAAATAATTTAGGAGAAAAAAATGGTATGTATGGAAAACATCATACAAAAGAATCACGCAAAAAAATGAGTGAAAACATGAAAGGAAGAGTTCCTTGGAACAAAGGTAAAAAAATAAAGGGAACTTTGGGTTCCCTTTAAAATTAAATTTCTATTTTGTTAATTTCTTCTATAACAATCTGAGGATTTATTTCCATTTGAGTTATTTTGTCATATAAATCTTGATTGTATCCGTATAAACGAAATACTCTATCACCACTTTTTATAGGAGAAGTTACAGCATATCCACATATGTTTATGATATACACGTATGGAGTTCCAAACTTTTGGCAATATCCTTTGTAATTGCTTTCTACATTTCCATAACCATCTTGTTCGTCAGAAATAAGAATAATTCTATCATATTGTTTATTCATGTGTTCAAATAATTTGAAGCAAGCTCCAAAGTCTGTTCCATGACCACAACGTCCGTTATATGACATAAACTTCTGTTTTAAAGTATTAACAGAATCATTTGGATTCCATCCTATAATTTGTTCAGAAGTAGACCCAAAATGGTATACATCTCCATTAACTCCTTTGGCAAAAGTTGCAGCTATAAGCGCAGCTTTATCAGCAGGTTTTTTATTAATAGATTTTTTTGCATCAAGATAAATATGGTTCTCACCTCCCATAGAACCTGAAGTATCGAATACGACTGCAGTTTTACCTTCTGGAAGAAGTTGTTCAAGATTAGGAATTGCTAATTCATAAGCGAGTCCAAGAGCCTTAGTAACTTTTGCCATTTGCGCGCCAGAGAATTCAAGAGTCATAATTTCTAAAGCTACATCAATTTGAGTAGGCCATACAAGTGACTTAACAATGAAGTCCTTCTGAACTAAAAGTTCACAAGCCATGTCAAGTAATGCAGTATCATTGGTCTTAAGAATGTTACGTACGTTACGAAGTAATGCAAGGTACCCAATCTTCTTAGTCTTAATAAGGTCTACATAGTTGTCAGTCTTAGCTTCATTAAGTTCAACAGTTGCCTGTTCAGCAGTGATTTCACCCTTCTTAACTTTTTCGGCTACAACCTTACCTGCTTCGGTGTTCTTGTCTTCAACAGTGTTGAACTGCTTAAGCAATCCGATAACAAGTGCATGAAGTGCTGGAATAGTAGTTCCTTTTTCATTACGAACAGGGATTTCTGCATATTCTGCTCTGTACTTCTTATGTCCTGGAACGAATTTAGTTCCCTTGATAGCCTTCTGGTATTCTTCTTCAGTCACAGTAATGGTTCCATTCATCTTAGTAGGTATAGGACGAACCAAGTTAACGATGTCAACAAGGCTTACACCACGAGACTTCATCTGGTATTTTGCTAACTGATATGCATCACTTTTTTCTATAGCATCTTTAAATCCCTTTTTTAAAGCATTAGGTAAAGGCGCATCAATTCCATTTTTAGCTTGATAACATGCTAATATTTCAGCCATATCATCTAATCTATAAACTATACCTCCTTTATTTTCTTTTCTATCTCTTTTTGAAAAGAATTTTTTTGCTATTTCATTACCACTTAAAAATGGTATAATTTCTACAGCACCATAATGAGTTACACTTCTTTGACCAAATACAGTACGAGCATATATTAAAGCTTTTGCTGCGAATAATGCATTTTTTTGCGCAACTTTTGCAAAAACTTCTTTAAAACGTATTTCACGTTCTGTTTCTTTTTCATAGTACGTATTTTGTATTCCCGTAGCTAAAATTCCAATTAATTCATGCTCACTTTTTTGTGTAAGACCTGCGCCGCCTTGATGAGTTAATGCAGGTTTTACTTCTGATTTAGAAATTCTTTTTTCATTAAATTTTGCCATAATGACCTCCTTTTTACTATTAATTTAAATTAAAGAAATTATTTTGCGTTTTTTATATGGGCCACGCTTAACCCCTAATCTTTTTTTACTCATATTTGATTTTGTTTCTAAAGAATGTTTCCAATCTTTTCTAGATATTTTATTTAATTCTTCTTTAGATTTTTTTCTTCCAGTTATAGATTTTATTAATGCTGCTTTACATTTATCAGACATTTTTCGTTCTTTCGCTTTATCTGCTAATTTTTGTCTAGTTTCTTCTTTAATCGCCGGTTTATTTTTTGCTGCGATACGACATTTTTCTTTTGATTCTTCACTCATAATTAATCCAAAAGAACCTTCTCCTCCCCATGTTTGATTATATCCATGTTTACTCAGATGCGAATTCATTTGTTTTATCCAAAATAACTCTTTTTCTTTCCATTCTTTAACATCAATATATTCAATTATTCCTTTAACAAAATTATTAATTCCATATTTTTTAATTGCTTTATCAATTAAAATTCCACTTCCAAAATAATTGTCTTTTTCATATTCATTATTAGTTGCGTGAAAACCTACATAACATTTTTTATTTGTTAAATTAATAATTCTATAAATATAGATATACTTGTAAGATGTTTGTTTAAAATTTGCCATTAATAAATTACTAAAACAAAAAATCCCGGAACTTTTTCAATTTCCCGGGATTTTTATTTCGACAGCTTATTCAGCTACGATTATTAAAAATGTTGGGAAATTTAATTTGCGTATTAATCTAATTGCATAATTCGAAGTAACGCAAATTTTACCACAATCAATTATATTATATATAATGTTAAAAACGGTTAGTTTTATAACATAGTGTTAAGCTTTTGTTAAATTTTCAATATGATCTAATTCAAAACTGTGAAAATCACAAGATTCTGGTATTCCTTTTTTTGTAATCCAAGAACACAATACTTTATCGTTTTGACAAAAATCCTGTATTATCATTGTAACATCAATATTAGTTTTATGATAAACTAAATCACCATTTTTAAATTCTAATCTATTCATATTTTTTATTGTACGTTAAATATAATATTATTTTATGAAAAATATATTAAATATTTGTTAAAATTTTGTTAAAAATCTTTTGATTACTCGTCTTAATCTTATAAATAATTTAGTAAAGAATTTTGATTCATAATTTTTTAAAGGAAGATAAATATTATTAAATTTATTTTTATTGAGACGAATAAATTCATCAAGTTCTTCAACTGACCACGGTTCTCCTTGTTTCATTGGTTCTCCTTGTTTCATTGGTTCTCCTTGTTTCCAAATATCATTTGTTTTCCAAATATCATTAGTTAACTTATCCATAGTATAAACATTATAAAATTTCATCAGATTTATTAAGTTCTTCAATTAATCTATCAGCGCAAGATATAGCATCATGAACAACATCTCCATAAAATGCATTATTATTTAATGATAATAATCCATTCATTGCCATTATTGCAAAATATTCTCTTTTTGTTAATCCTCCTCCTTCATTTATTTGATAATGATTATCTAGTTTTGTTTTTGACATGTTATAAGTTTTTTAAATTTGAATATTATTATTCTTTTTTAATTTACTTCGTTCTTTAGCATTTAATATTAATAAATCATCAATGTTTTTATAAATTGGTTCTTCTCCATTAAGAGCTTTATAAAATTCTGTCATTAATGGAACTTTATTAGTTACAACAAAATGAAATAATGGTTGTCCTTTTGGCCAATTAGATTTATTTTTAGATACAAAATACATCCAAATTTCCTTAGCATTTCTTGTAAGCAATTTTTCTTTTATTCCTCTGATATGACGATATGTTGGTTTTTTATAATCTACTCCTTTTTCTGTTCCATCAAAAATATTTGAAAATAAAACATTAAGAAATAATGCATCTAAATAGAACACTAACACACTACATTTTCTAACAGATCTAGTTTTTGTGCACACTCTATCAATATATTCTCTATCATTATATAATATATTTAAAAATGCCCAAAATAAAATTAGACTTTTTTCTTTAAGTATTGTTATTTTATTTTTAGGAATGAAGAAATTAGATGCGGAAAAATTATGATTTATTTTTCCAGTATGATCTAATCTAAATTTGTCAATTATATTCCATCCACCTTTAAACACAGTATCCATTTTAGATACTTCATGATCAAACATTATATGTTCATAATCTTTTATTTCGTCTATTCTACTAAATAACAAAACATCATCATCTGTGAAATAAAAACCATCATCAAGTAAGCCCTTTTCTAAAAGCATATTAATAAAATATACTTTTTTGAAAGTTTTTAAATGACTGTTATATACATCACCGTAATATTCTTTTAAATCAAGTTCATTATAAATATGTGTATTATTTATAAGAGGAGAATTTGTAATAAAATATTCCCATTCATATGAGTTTTCTTTATCTACATAAATATGTAAATCTTCTCTAAAAATATCATGTAATTTATGATTAAAAAACAATTTAAAGACTTCAACGTTATGTGTTGTTAAAAGTGTTCTCATAAATTAGTTTTGAGAAGTGAAAGAAACATTTTGATTATAAGGAGAATTTATATCAGTACTTATATTATATATTAAATCATATGTTATAATTGGATAGTTACATGTTATAATTGGATAGTTATTATAATCTGGTTTCCAAGAATAATCAGGAACTTCAACATCTTCAAGATCTTCAGTAATAACTTCTCTTCCAAGATATTCTCCTATTGGACCATATTTTTCAATAGTACGAGTAATTCTTTTAATTGTTTTTGTAGGCACATTAGGAGTATTCGGATAAGGAGTTATTGGTATTGGTTCAGGCATCCAAGGTTCCCATGGATTTGGAATCCATTGTTGCCAAGATTGATCACCATAATAGTTTATTGAATTTGTTGAATCTGTTGAATCTACTTCCATTTCAGTATAATTATTTTAATAATGTATGCTTGATATTACATTTATGCCTAATCTTTCTAATTTTTCTCTCCCCCTCAATTGGTCTAACTCAATTAAGAAATAACATGCTTCTATTCTACCTCCTAAAGTTTCTATAATTTCACAAGTTGTTTTTGCAGTTCTTCCTGTAGCTAAAACATCATCAACAACAATAATATTATCACTTCTAGAGATATCCGATAATTGTATACATATAGTATCATCAGCATATTCTGAAGAATATTTTTTTTGAAGAATTTCATTAGGAAGTTTACCAGGTTTTCTTGCTAATACAAGAGGTCTAATTTTTTTTGTAACTAATAAAGAACCTATTATAAATCCTCTAGCTTCTATAGCTACAACTTTATTAAAAGTTAAATGATAATTAATTGAATCATTAATTTCATTTTGAATTAATATAATTCCTCTATCGTTGTTTAAGAGAGTCGTTATATCTCTAAATATAATCCCTTTTTGAGGAAAATCGGGAATATCTTTTATTAATTCTTTAATATTAAGTTGTTGTTTATTCATATTTTTTAATTAAATGACAATATTTATCATTTAAAATTTTAACTTCATAATTAAAATCATCTAAATCTAAAGGTTCTTTATAAACATACCATCCCGCAATTTGAAAAAAACCTTTATCGTTAGATGTTACATTATTAACTTTTAATAGCCAATCTTCATTTTTAAAAAAAAGATTATTATCAATAATAATTAATTTTCCAATGACTATATTTAAACTATTATATTTCACTTATTAGAATTTTTGCAGCCATTTCAGCATCACATTTTTGTAAATATGGGTGTAAACTTGTTCCTTCAATAATAGAACCATCAAAAGATTTTACTACAAATTCAAAATCATGATAAATTGGATTTTCATGAATTTCAATTATATAATCATTGTAATTATAATTTTCTATAATCATTATAATACTCTCCAACCACTATTACTAGCAATTAAACGATTTACATACAATTTTCCTTGTATTTCAGCTTCTTCTGGAAGTGGAAATCCTCCAACTGATTCTAAAATTATCTTATTATCTTTTTTAACAATAAAATGATAATTTGATGTTGTTTCATTAATCTCAATTACGTAGCCTTTATAAATAACACTACTTTTCATAATTCTAAATTATTATTAACTAATTACTACAGTTGTTCATTAAGGATTCGAACCTTAAATACCGCCTTCAAAGGGCGATGTGTTACCATTACACCAATGAACAATTATAATGTTTATATATTAATAAAAAATAAAACTTTTATTTTTTATCACTTTTTATTTTTTGTTCTATATTAAGAGGTATTTTTAATATTTGTTGTATTCCTTTTATTTCATAATATATAGAAAAATCTGTGATTTCACATTCTTCAACATAAGTATCCCAATATCCCCAATCACTATATGCATCAGTTTCCCATATTTCAACATTTCCTGCTGGAATATTACTATAAATAGTCGATTGTCCTATACCAAGAGTACGTTCTCCTCTAAAACTATTTTCAGTAAATACATCTACTATTATGACTCCGGGAAAATCATTATAAATATTTAATGTTCCAGTATGGTAAACTTCACAATTAAGAAGATCTTCTTCACATGAAAATATACCAATTATTAATATCATTATTAATGACGCAAACAATACTTTTAAGAAATTTGATTTTTTCATCTTTAATTAATTTTTTATTTATAATTTTTAAATAAATTTATGCCCAATGTTATTTCAGCTGTCCATACTCCGGCTTCATCACACCATCCGTATCCTGATCCCATTTTTAAATATAACATATTAACATTATATTTCCAACCTCCCATTACTATAGCCATAGATTTTGATTGTGCATTTCCAAAACTATCTTCATATCTATATCCATGTGAATTAACTCCAATAGATAAATAAAAAGCACTAGATTCTGTAGGAGGATTACTATATAAAGATAAAGCTATTCCAGTAGAATTTATACGTGTTCCAGATATAGGCATGGTGGTTGGCATCCAACCACCAGATATACCTAATAAACCTGATTGAAAATCAGCTCCAATAACACCATCAAGCCATGAATATCCTCCATGTACACTAAATGCAAATGGACTTTTATGAGAAGTATTATCAGTTTGAGCAATAATTGTAGATGGTATTAATATTAATATAACCATCAAACATAAAATTAATAATAAGTTTTTCATGTTTTTATAAATTTGTTAATAAAATTATTTTTTCCAACGATCTTTAGAAGTTCTAATCCATCCTTCAGGAAAATCATTAAAAGATGGGTCTTTAGTAAAATCAACTAAATCTGATTCTCTTTCAACTAAAATATCTCCTTTTAAAATAAAACTATTATCATCTTCTTCTTCATTTTCGTCATCTTCTTTAAAGGCATCCATTATTTTTTCATGAGTAGGAACTTTCCAATTAACGATTTTCCCTATATCTAAATCTAATTTAAAAACAATATAATCTCCATAACTTAATCCGGTAATGTCAACAGGATAACCGTCATTTTCAGCAACGGTTTTCCATTAACAATATATTCTGAATAACAAAGATCGCTACATTTTGCATTAATTTTAATTATTCTCATTTTGTAGATCTTTTAAGTGTTGTAAACGTTCTCTCCCTTTGCGAAGTTTATCTTGCCAAATCTTTTCTTGTTTTTGCTTAGCCTCTTTTCTGAGTTCTTGTTCTTCCCAATAAAGTTCATGTTCTAATTCTCGTCTTTTAAAATCTTTTTTATAACTCATTTTTTTGATTTTTTAATGTTTCTGCTCAGCTTTGAATTTATTGTACCTTTTTTCGATCATATTTAATTCAATTTATGTGTGAGCCTGAAAAACTCAGGGGTACACGCTAGTTAGGCACAATACACGTAAAAAGATACACCAATGTCATCTTTATAATCATCAGTATATCCGTAATGTTCGTGTTGTCTACCTGTTCCAACCTCCAATGCTTTATGTTCTAGCCATTCTTTGAAATTTTCCACTTCGTTCAATGGTACAGTTTTATCTAATTCACGTATTTCTATTTTAAATGTTACTGATTTAGAAAGTATTGTGCCTAACAAGGTATTAGCTTCATTGCCTTGTGGTTCTTTTGAAAGTTCATTCATATATTTTATATTTCTGTGGAAATTTATTTTTCAGTTATTATTCTAAAATTCCAATGATTTTCCTTTGGTTTATATTTTTTCATTAAAAATCATCTTCTAAATAATATATAAAATCATAAATATCCGCCACCATTGTTTCTTTAAGACAAACATCACAGATATCTTCCCAAAATGATGCAACCCCTGCTAATGTTTTATTTTGTTTAGCAGCGCATTTTTCACAAATATTTTTTATTTTTTTAGAATTCTTTTGTGACATCAGATTTAGTTTCATCGGGTTTTTTAATATTCATAACAACAAGAATAATAATAACTAAAATATCAAATACAAGTCCTATACCTTTAGCAGTATCAACTGATCCGCCAGATGCTCCAACAATAATGCCTATTAAGAAACTAATTACTACACCAATACCTAATGGAAGTAAAGCAAACCATTTCCAACCTTTTCGCCATGCAAAAATAGTTAAAAGAATTTCAAGAATTAATAACATTTTTTTATTATTAAATAAATACTACAAATTAGTGTTAAGAGAGGGATTCGAACCCTCACGTCTTTCAACACTGGTTTTTGAAACCAGCTTGGCTTCCATTTACAACATCTTAACAGGTAGCTCCCGCCGATCTTTCATCGGTTTTCTATCTTTTATAAGTACTATTTTAGATAGATTCACACTTTTTCTGTCGTTGACAGGAGCTATGTAAAAAATCTGTTACCAAGTTAAATAGATTACCGCTCCTGTAACCAGGATTCTGGCTGTTTGTTTCAACACTCTCTATCATCCGATAAACTGTCCAAATCTTGGTGGACCTGGTTACCCAGTGTTTGTCTTCAACAGATTTTTTGGTTAGTAGATGGAATTCGAATCCATATTACCACTTCACGCGGTGTTTTAGCCAATTAAACTACTACTAAAACTCCTTCCACTTTCACTCTGCCAAGTTACTTTTTTCCAGAGACTTCTTACATTACTTTGAACAACTGGCAGATGTTCATTTTATGCGAAGTTTTTTCTTAAATGCCTGGGTGCTTGCAGTTATACAGTTTCATCTGCATATTGACACCTTGCGGATAGTCACCCAAATCCGAAGTCAAGTTTTATAGAGTGTTCTGCTAGCTTTAACTCTTTTATTATACTTCTGCCGTTAGTAGATTTTACGAGTGCTACCTCGAAAGCCGAATCTCACTTTCTTCACTTACGCAAATAATTGTTATTGACTCTTTGTCTCACTCTTAATATGTTAAAGAACTATATTTTATTTATAGTACAAATATAATATAAAGTTTTGATATAAAAAAATATTTTTTAAATAATATTATTATATATTTTAAGTTTTTTAGCTAAAAACCATTTTCCACCTTGATATTCTGGTCTTATAAATTCTTCATAATTTTCCATTTCAACTTTTAACCATACTCTATTTTTCATGCTTAAATGAGGTGCATTAGGTTTTTCTGTACAATGCCAATATGGTCTTATTTTAAAACCTTTTGTTGGATAACTTTTTGCATCTATCCAAACATTTCTTTTTAAATGTTCTGATTTATTAATAAATAAAGATGTAATATGACCAGATTTAAGAATTCTGAATAATTTATATGCTTGCATTTTTATATTTATTAAAATATTTTTTTTGATAGCCATATAAAAAATATAGATAATAGATAAAATAATAATGCAGGAATTAACAAAAAAAATAACATAATTCCTCTCCATGTGTGTTTTAACATAATTACTAAAATTTGTAGCCCGTATGGAATTCGAATCCATGATCTTCGCTTTGAAGGGGCGATGTCCTAAACCATCTAGACGAACGGGCCATTGTTGGTAGTAGAGTGGCCACTCATGTAGTTACTACCATATCAATCTACTTTGTGCCAAAATTTTATTTTTTATAATGTATAGTCTTGTTTCAAATATTTGTGGGATAGGCAGGCATCGAACCTACTAGGTGAGAATTTACAGTTCCGGTTTCTCCAAAGAATCTATCCCATTTGTGACATCGTTTAATCGGACGTAGTCACCTGACCTCCTTTATCAATTCGTGAATTATATTAATTTTACATTAATTGCATTTTCACCCTTTAGGCCAGATTTTAAATCAAATTCTACTTCATCATTTTCATTAATTGTATCGATACATCCAGTTACATGGCAAAAATACTCTTTTGTAGAATTGTAATCCTTAATGAAGCCAAAGCCTTTTGTTGAATTAAAAAATTTAACTGTTCCGTTCAATTTTGTTGTTTTTTCACTCATTTTATTCTTAATTTATTTTAATTTAATTTAAACAATATGTTTAAATTGTGCCCAAAAAGGGACTCGAACCCTTAAGCCAGATTGGCATCGGCTTCTTAGACCGATATGGTTACCAGTTTCATCATCTGGGCAATTTATTTTTTGTACTCCCTATCGGATTCGAACCGATACCTATACAAGGCTTAAACTTGTTGCCTCTACCATTTGGGCTATGGGAGCATTAGCTAACTGTTTATTTTGTGTCCATGATGGGATTCGAACCCATAAAAAATCTTGCTTCTAAGGCAAGCGGTTTACCATTTTCCTACACGGACAATATTAGAGGGTCGGGATAACAGGAATCGAACCTGTGAGGGAATCATATCCACCCGCTTCCAAGGCGGGACCGCTACCTGACTACGGACCTACATCCCGAAAAAATCAATATATCAAAGAACATTATATCAAAAATCTATATATGTTTCTTTGTGGAGTGAGGGGGTATCGATCCCAAACCACTTCCGAATTTTCAGTCCGGCACACAGACCATCTATGTTATCACTCCGTTATGGCTGGTGATTTGAATCCCATTTAAGCATATCTCCTTTATGCACCATGCTGCCCTTCAGAGATTCGAACTCTGACTCTTAGCTTCAAAAACTAATATGCTAAACCATTACATAAAAGGGCAAGTTCAAAGGTTAAAAAGTCGCTGTTCTAATAGGCTTCGAACCTATACTCTTCTACTTCAGAGGCAGATATGTTTCCTGTTACACCATAGAACAAAATTAAGTTGAGAAATTTGGTTTGAGTGTCATTTTAACTGAATTTAATGGTTCGGCGAAGTAACTCATTTACCTTACTACAACTTTAAAAATTTACCTCTATTGGGATTTCATACCCAAATTACATCGGCCGATGCGTCCTATGAATGTTAGACCATAGAAGTATTATTGGTGGGGGATTACCGATTTGAACGGCGATTTCAAAATTTCAGATTTGATTTTTACCTTGCGATGTAATTCTTACTAATCACCACATTGCTGGGAAAGCTAAGAAGAATGTGATTTGCTTTGCTATCCCCCATATTTTTTATTAAAACAATTTATCAAAGAACTGAGGCCATTGAGAGGATCGAACTCTCTACTCCGGTTTTGCAGACCGGTACCCATCCATTGAGCATAATGGCCAATTTTTATTTTGATTGGAATGTAAAAGTAATATAAATTCTTGACACGAAAAAATGTTTTTACATTTATTTTTTATAAGTTTTCATTTTTCTAATATAACTCTCTATTCCTGGAATTCCTACTGGACCTTCTGTTCCTCTATTTCCTGGCATTCCAAAAGGTCCTCGTAATCCTGGAACATATAGTATTTCTACGTAAGGCGGAAGTTTATCTAATTCTTCTTTAGACCTTGGCGTTAAATGTTTTATCATTGCCGTATTATATTATATAGCTTGCCAAATCTTTGTTTTTGTAAAAAATGATAAAACGTTGTATTTCCATTTAACCATTCTATTATTTTTCTTCCATCTGATTTATTAACATCTATAATATAAGGTGTTGATATATCTTTTGGTATATAAAAATAAAATGATGTCATACATCCCAATCTTGAAGTCCTACATGTAATGCATATTCTATTGTCATTGTTGGATTTTCTTTAAGAAATAATAAAGCTGTTGCAATAGTTTCTACTTCCAATCCAAATTTTCCTGCTGCTTTTAAAGTATCGTTTACGTTTCTTACTACGTCTGCTAAACTTTCACCTGATGTACCTTTTATACTACTTGCCATAATAAATTGTTTTTACAAATATAAACATTTCAAAGAACTATTAACAACTGTTGTTGTTAAAATATTATTAAAAATAAAAAACCCTCCGTTTCATTGGAGGGTTTTTTTAATAAGTGTTAAAATATAGTGTATGATATTCTTTATACTTACTTCATTCTTCCCTCCGTGTTCTCAAATAGACATAATGATTGTGGCTCATAAAAGGTTATGAGTTGGGGTTGTTGAGTATATGTATAATTTAATATCATCATTTTTTAATTATATATCACAATAAATTATAAAAGTTTTATAAGAGAATGTTAATACTTTGTTAAAAAATTTTAAATTAAGTAAAAATCTTAACAAGATATAAAGCTTCTTGTCTTTGTAATAGTTCTTCATTTAATCTATTTTCTAATTCATTATAATTAATTACCCCTTTTTTCTTTACAGAATTAACATAATTTTTAATTACTATATTACAATTTTCTAATTGTTCTTCGGAATTACATGAATTAATAATATTCAGAATTTTTTTAACTGGAACAAAATCGTTATTTTTCATAATTTTTTAATTTATAGGATTTTTCCAAAATACTTTGAGAAAATCTTTATTATTTTTAAAACTTTCTATATCAATATTGTGTCGAGAAATAAAATTAATCCAAAGTTGTTCCATTTGATCTACTTGTTTTAATTCTCCGTGTCTATGTCTATCCATCATCCACCTTACAAACGGCCAATTATTTACTATTTCTAAAATAGTTTCATTATGTATTATATATTCTAAAACAGGATCTTCATTTTGCACTATTTGCGTTCCTGGACCAAAAAATGTTTGAAAAAAATGTTGCTGCATCTTATATTATTTCATTGTAATTCCATGCATATTATAATCAACTATCATTTCTTCTATATCTTCAAAAGATAATGATTCTAAATATTTAATATTTGAATCATAATGTTTAGGATCATCATCTTTAAATAATGTTGACATTAATCGTGCTATTAATTCATCTTTTAAACTTTCATTTACCATTTTTTTCATAGTAATTTTATTATTTTATACCAAATATTCTTTTGAAAAAACCTCTTTTTTTAATATAATTTTCAGCTTTTTTCTTAAGAGTTTCTGGATTTGAATTAGCATCAATTGATGTCCATACTTCCCATTGACATCCCCAATCAGTATAAGGAAGATAAGTATATCCGCTATCACCCCACAGAGAACTCCAAGAATTTCTTATAATAAAACTATCTTTTAAAAATCCAGTTACTGTTACAGCATGTCCTCCAAGCATTGGTTGATTTATAAATTGTTGTTTCCAAAAATCCATTTTTTCAGGATCATAAACTGGAAAAGCAATATAACAAGGGCCATTAGCAAAAAGTGCCTTTTTAAGAGAATCTATTGTATTAATTTGAGCATATCCCTGAATTTTAAATTGTTCAGCTTCTTTTAAAAGTGGAGCTGTGATTTTTTTAAATGTTCCATAAGGATAACTTTTTTCAGGAACAATTCCTATTTTATAAAGAATTTCCATCGTATCTCTTGGAGTCATCCCTTCACTCTGTTGATTTGTTCTTAAATTATAAACAAACTGTGGAGACATATATTCATCAAATTGAACATCGATTTTTTCCTGCCATTCTTTAATAGCGCCAGCTGTTTGTGCTGAACACGTTCCTTGTTGTCCTTGATCTCTAACTGTTTGTAATTGAGATCGCATATCATATGTTTCTGGAAGAACTACTATATTAGGATAAATAGCTTCAAGCATAAAATCTCGTGGATCAGTTGGAGATTTTTCAAGATTAAATTTATATTTAGTAAAATCCATAGTATTTTTATCTTCTTTTTTTCATAGCTTCTTTAATATAAGAAAGATCTTTTCTCATATCTTTTTCATCATATTTTGTATTATAAAATGCATCTATATGTTTTTGTTCTAAACCTACCCAATAATAATCTTTTGCACGCCAATCTTTTCCTATAATTTGCTTTTGTTTCCATTCTTCAAGATTAAAAGGGCCTTCTTTTGGAAAATCTTCAACAGTTGATCTAACTTCTCCACCCATTTTTAAAATTTCTTCTCCAGCAGCCTTTCCAAATCTACCATATTGAACCATTCTATCACCAACGTATTCAATTAATCCTGTTAAGTTGTATCCGTCTTTTTTACATCTACCTCTGGATTTAACTTCAGGAATGCCTAAACGTGGTAAAAGATTACACCAAAATTTATAATGATCATCAGGTTTTGAGTTTTCCCAAGCTCCATCAGATAATTGTCCGGTTATTTCCCAATCCCATAGAGCAATAGCCGAGTAAGATGGTAGATAAATGACTCCTTGTTTTTTACTAACATAATTACCATAATTCTTTGTTAAATTATCGTAATCAGGTTCTGGATTTTTATCAGGTATTTTTGAAATAGGTTTTGAAAAATTAATTGTTTGTTTAGGTTTTAATGTTTTGCTGCTGTCTTTAAGTTCTTCTATTCTTTTTAAGAAAATATCAGCAATTGGATTATCTTCTTTTCCAAGTATTTCCCAAGCAGCTTCAGCTCGTCTTTGTGCTTTATCTATATCATCTATAGAATTAGCCATATTTTGTGTTAATTGAAGTAATTTAGAATCACTTCCTTTACTTCTATGAAATAAATCTTTTATTCTTTTTATATCTTTAAATTCTGTAGTTTCATTAATAATAGATTCACGAACTAAATTCTTCATTTTTTTAGTATTTTATTTTATATATTCATTAATAAAATATTAAAAATTATTAACATATATGTCTACTTATTCTTATAGTCAATTGTGTCTTCTAAACCTACAGCAAGTACATCAGCAGTACTAATAATTTTTACTAATAATACCATTTTTACATTTTTTTACGAATACCCACTAATTCTTTAGATAAATATCGAGGATCATTTTTTTTAACTCTCATTGCTTTTCCATTTTTATCTTTAACTAATATTGTATTTTTAAAATGATGGATTAATTCACCCGATAAATATCTGGGATCATTTTTTGATATAAAAAAATTATTTCCATTTTTAATATATACCAAAGGAGCCACGATGTATTTTAGTACCTAATGTAAATTTTTATAATCTACTGTTTCTTCTACTATTAAAGTTAAAGAATCTGCTGAGTTAATTATTCTAACAAGGGGATGTGAAGAAGCTTGATTATACGCATTTAGCGTAAAATTTGATGCTGTAGGAGAAATATCATACATTCCCATGTGCCATCGTATAGCTAAAACTTCACTTTCGGTTAATTCAATATATTTAGATATAAGATAAATACTTTTTTCACCATGCCCCATAGGAAATGTATCTGCTACAGTCCAACCAAGATATTCTTTCCATTTATTATTTTCATCTTTAGTCCATTTATTTTGTTTTACATAATAGTTTGTTTTACAAACATCATGAAATAGTGCTGCAATAACTACTGACTCTCTTAAATATTCATACTCAGGTTTTCTTTTAACTATATAATTAAAATTATTAAGAGCAAAAGAAAGTACGTTTAAAGAATGTTGTAATAAGCCTTCTTCAAAATTACCATGATAAATAGCTGAAGATGGCGCAGTAAAAAAATCTGTTTCTGATGTTAACCAATTTACTAAATTTTCTATACCTTTTCGTTTAATATATACTAAAGATTTATTAAAATTCTCTTGTGATTGTGTCATAAATTTATAAATTGTTTATTAAAATTATTATTTTCTATTTGTAAAATTGCTAATGTGATTTTTTTTCTTTCTGATAATAATTTATCAATATTTGTATAAGTTTGAATATTAGAAATTATTTTTAATAATTCTCTTTCATATTGTTTGCTTGTTGCATATCTTTTTCCTGTTATATCTATAAAATTTCCATATAATAAATCTTTTTCAGTTTTATTTACTAAATATTTAGTTTTTAATAATCTAATATATGGCTCTATTGAATGATTAGGATCATCATAGAAATTTAGTGTTTTTCCATTATCTAATGCGCCAACATTAAATACTGAATGTGTTTTAACTGCTCTTCCTCGTGTACCAAAATGAGATTCTAATTGTGCTTGAGCAAGAACTATTTTTAAATCTACTTTATATTCATCACACTTATTTATAATTATTTGAGCATTTAATTGAGATTTTCCAACACTATATTTTTCAATATAGTCATGTATGGTTTTAATTAATTTTTGATTAATTAATTCTTCAGTTTTCTTAACATTATAATATTCTATTATTTTTGATTGTTTATATTTTTCTATATCAAATTGTGATATTGATGCTGGTGCTATTACTGATTTATATGATAATAAAAATAATAAAATCATACATGTTTTTTTAAACAAATCTTTTTTTATTTTAATCATAATTTATTTTTTATTTTTTGTACAAAAAAATCGCATACATAAGTACATTTTATGTTTCCTTCAAATGAAATTTCAGTACAATTTCCTCTAAGTATCTCAGGTATTAGAACATACTTTTCACAATCGGTTATCTTTTCACCTCGACTGTTTATTTTTTTTTTCAATTTCTTTTCTTAATATTTTCATAATTAATCAGAGAAAAGTGATATACTTCCACCATGATAATCTAATTCTTCATCATGAATAGGTATATTTGTTATAGAAGGATAAAATTCTAAAATTTTCAATTCTTCTTCAGTATTAAACATACTTAATTTTGTGTTCGTTAAAGTATCATCTTCATTTAAATGTCTTAAAATCATATATGAAATATCTTTTATTTGTCCATCTATTAATTTAAGAGCTTCAAAATCTAATTTTTCTTCTTCAGCTATTATTCTTGCAATAAAATATTTTCCATTACCTTTTATTAAAACATATTTTGCTACTTGTTCAAATTTCTTAAGAGTATAATAAAGAACATCTTTTGAAAATTGTCCACCTCTACTTTTTTTCCAGTTTTTAAATTGTTCTCCCATTACACTATTGGGCAATACTATTAAATGATGATTTTCATAAATACTTACTAAATAATTATCAATATTATTTGGTACTATTTCTTCGATAGATAAATCCTTAATCGTATAATTATAATCTTCTAGCGGCACTATTTTTGTTTTTTTCATATTTTTATATATTTAAGAGTTTATATCCCACAAGTTCAATTTCACACTTCGCTGTATTATATAACTTATTATCAATCAATTTTTTAATCTTTCCTTCCCAAGATAATGGATCTACTACCATTTCAGGCTGATTAAGATATATTTCTACTCCCTGAAGATTAGTATCTTTATACATTTTAACTATATCCCTTACTCTTGGCGTCATCAGAATTATTTATTTTATTATAAATTTTATCTATTCTATTTTCGATATTTATTTTAAAATCATTATGAATTTCATCTAATCTTTTAGTAATATCTGTCAAGATAAAATCAAAATCATCATAAATTTTATCTATTTTAGACATTATAGCTTTAGGTTTACCATAAGAATCTACATCTTCTTTAAACCATTTTTTTGCTTCTTCTCTTGTCATAATTCATCTTTTATGTTTCTTTTCCAATATTCAAATAATTTTTCTAAACTAAATTTATCTTCCCAGTATAAATAAAGATTTGTTTTTACATTGTAAATGGCATTTTTTTCTTTCCATTCTATAAATTCATAAGGATAATCACATTTATTTTCCATATTATATTATTTTTGTTTAATTATTTTTTCAAATGTTTTTAATTCAGCAATCATTAAACTATTATAAAATTCTAAAGCATCTTTAATTGTTTTTCTATCTATTTTATTCCATTTACAATATTCATTAATTACTTCATCACTTACATTTGATTTCTTTTCTTTTACTTCTTGAGTTTTTTTCTCACCTTTAGTGTATATCCATTTAGGCATATATCCTTTATATGTTTTTCTTAAATATTCTTGCCAAAAATCAATAACTGCATTTTGATTTATCTTTAAAGATTGTAAAGCATTAGCTTGTTGTGGAAATTGTATTGCAAAACGTCTTTGACAAAGAAAAAAATGTTTTCTTTTCTCACCAGAAGTAATCTTAGAAAATTCGAGGGAATTTGTAAATAATATATTTATAAATTCAAATAACTCCATAATTTATTTCTATTTCAGATCAGGGATTCTTTTCACCGGGATTCAGGTATTTATTATATGAATCCTAAGATAAAGGTTTTCGATCAAACCTTAAGAATTTGTTAAAATTTAACAAGTATATATTATTTATATTGAGCTAATAATCCATTGATAAAAACAGTTATCACAATAATATAAATCATATGGTGCATATATATCTTTGTGTATATGCACCGAACCACATTTAGGGCATTTCATTAAAATAAAGATTTTCCTATTGTTTTGTCAATTTCACTAAATATAGTAGATTCATTTCCTTTACGTACATTAACATATTTACTTCCTTCAAGAAGATTATACATATTAGAAGCAGAATAGTTTATACGTGGACGAGCTAATTGTTTTTCTTTTAATTCTTCAAAATCATTTCTTATTTGTTCAGGAAATAAATGCGGACTTAATACTACTAATTTAAGTTGTCTATTTAATCTATCTTGAATTTTAAATGGTGGCGTTTGTTTTGTAATTTTTTCTATAAGTTCTTTTAATTGAGATTGACGTTCACAAACTTCATAATAAGTTATCTCTTCATTTGGTGTTTTTAAAAGACTTTCATAAATCTTTTCAAATTTTCCATTGGTAATTCTATCTTTTCTATTTTCACCATTTTTATCTTTAAGAACTGTTCCATCAACATCTCTAATTAACCAAGAAAAGAAAGCTGGAACATTATCTCCATCATCTCCACAAAAGATTTTTCTAAGAGCAATCATTCTACCATCAGTATATTCCATTTTACATTTTTCAGTAGTTATAATTTTCTTAAAATCTTCTTTATCAACATCAATAGAACCTTTCATATTGAAAATGTCTGCAACATCTGTAGTATTAATCCATTCTTCGAAATATTTAGGGATATAAAGTTTTCTTGTAGCATTCTTTCCTTGCATAAAAGGATTAAATACTGTAGAATATACATTTTTTCCAGAAGTAGATGGATAAGTTTGGACTAATTGTCTAACATCTTCATCTCCGGATACTATAATAACGTGTTGTTCTTGTTTGTATAAAAGTTCATCTGCCCATAATGCCATAATATCATCGCCCTCAGCATTTTCAATTCTTGTAACTATCATGCCTTGAGTTTCCATAATGCTTGTAAAATCATCTAATGCTTTATATACATTATCCCAATTAACAGCTTTTGATTTTACTCTTCCAGATTTATAACCTTCATTTTCTTCAATTTTAATATCTTTACGCCAAGATTTTGCATCTAATGCTAAAATAACTCTTGAAGGATTAACTAATCTTGTAATAAAAGAAACATCCATTGCTATTTTGCGAACAAGTTGGTCAACTTCAGATTGAGAATCAAAAGTCATTTTATTAGAATATCCTGATACTATATACATACTTCTAAAAGCTATGTTACTTAAATCAAATATTAAATTTGTCATATTTTTCTTTTACAATTATTAAAATGATCGTATTATGTCTATTGTTTTCATATACAAATATAATAAAAAATGATGTAAAATAAAAATGTAGGGATTAAATATCTGTTAATTTGTTAACATCCATATCATCATCTTCTTCTACAGGCCTTGGTTCTTCTTCTCTATACCAAGGTTCTACTAAAACTTTACCACAAACTGCGCATACATTTGTATTGGGTTGTATATGTCCAGGAGCCCAGGAATAATTAACTAATTTAGATTCTGGATGATCGCATTGTTCTCTTAAAATTTCAAGAGCTCTTTCTCCAGTTTTAATCAAGCCATACATCATATCGACTTGTTCTTTTATCATCTTGTGTTTTTCTTCTGATGTCATGAGTTTATTATTAATTGAATTTTCATTACACAACTTAATAATGTAATTAATGGGTCGATTACCATTGTTCTTTGAGCTTGATGTTCTGCTACTGATATTATAATCAAAGGTATTTTTGAAATATGATTAGGACTATTTGATTTAATGTATTCTATAAAATCTTGACCTAATGCAGCTAAAGCATCATCTATTTTTGATGCATATTCTCCAACTATTATCTTATAGTTTTCATAAGGTTTATCTGATTTTCCTAAACACATCTTAAATAAATCTTCAAAATCAAAATTGATATTAAAGTTTTTATCATTAAGTTCTGTAATACCTTGAAGATAAAATGATTGAAGTTTATTCATAAGACTTCTCATATCTGGAAAATCATTACGAACAAATTTATCTAAGATTTCTTCACTATAAGTTAACTTAATTGCTTTCATTATTAATGCCATTCTTTTCTTATATTCTTCTATAAGAAAATCTTCTTCTTCAGTATTGATTGCATCAAATGAAATACAATTAAATCTTGATTGTATAGGTTCAGGAATTTTTTGGATATAATTTGCAGTTGCTATAAATCTTGCAACATTTGCATATTTTTCCATTACTGCTCTTAAAGCTTTAAAGAATTCCTCTGTGGCTCCATCCATTTCATCTAAAAACACACATTTAAGTTTTTCTCTTCCACCTTCTAACGAAATAGTAGAACAAAACTTTCCTATTTTTTCACGAATAACATCGATGCCTCTTTCTGAAGAAGCATTAATATATAAATAAGTATAATTTTTTGACAATATAAATCCTGCCGAAGTTTTGCCACTTCCTGCTGATCCAAAAAATAATACATTTTGTATAAGTCCTCTTGATAATTCTTTTCTTGTACGTATAGGAATTATCAAACTTGATAATTCCTTAGGTCTAAATTTTTCTGTGAACAGTTGATTAACAATGGGCGTTGTCATTATATATTTATATTTTTATAAATTTATCGTAATCTTTATCTATAATTATGATATATTTAAAGCCTTTATCAATAGTAGATTTCTCTTGAGCTTTTATTTTATCATTTTCTTTCTTAAATTTATATGAGTTTGTTTCTTGATATATGATTTCCCGCATTCTTCATAAATAAAATTTCCTTTTTTGTTTTTTCATAAACTAATTAATAATATAAGTATTTATATGATTAGTAATTAGTAAAGTTTTTAGCACTTAACCTCTACAATAGTTTCATCGTCTAATTTAACGATTGCAATTTCTTCTTCTTTCCATTTTAATATAACACCTTCAAATTTCTTTTTACCAGTAATATCTTCCCATCTTACTCTTTCTCCTATTTTACATTCGTAATCGATGTATTGTAATTTTTTTGTCATAAGAATATTTTTTTAAAAGTTTTAGAATCAGGAGAATCATTTATAAATAATATATAAATTCCTAAAATATTTGAAATAACTTTTATAAATTCTTCTTCAGAAGTTGATGCTACTATTTCTCCTTTATGTGTAAATCTATAATCATTTTTCATATGGTCTAAACACGTAACTACTAATGTTTTATTTTTAGAATTTCTAAGACCTTCATCTTTATTAATAGCATATTGAATTAAATCTAAATCAAGCAATGAACGTCTAAATTTCCCTTGCCATTTTCTATTAATATTAGTTTCATCAGGATTTTCAATAATACTATGACCTCTTTTATCATTAGTCATAGGACCATTACCGTGACGAGTTTGATAAGCACGTGTTACAAGATAATAATGTATATCTTTTTGATTTGTTTTTCCTATTAATTCAATAATATTTTTAGTTCCTGAATTAGATCTAGATACATGGGGAAAAAATCCCATATTTTGATCTAATAAAATTCCTTGAGCACCTTCAAAAATATAGTCTGAATAAATTACTTCACATAATGATTTTTGTTCAATAAAAGATAATTGTTTTAATTGATCACAATATATATTAAAATCTTTAATCATTTGATCTAGAATTGAATTATCAAGATATGGATATTGTGTATAATTTTTATCAAATATATTATAATAATATTTTTCAATCATTTTAAGCTTAATCTTAAAAATATCACTATAAAATAAATCACTGAAAGTTAATGAATAATGTTTTTCTTCTCTTTCAATAGTAGCTCCATATCCTACACCACAACTTCCATGGTGATTTGAAGTTTCAGTATTATGATTATAAAATTTATCATAAGGAGTAGTTATTGGGCTATCTGGATCAATAAATAATTTAGGTTGAAAAATACCTATACTCATTAGAACACTAAGTTCATTCATTATTCCTATAGGGTCTACTGTACAATATTTAGACCAGAATGTAGGAACTCCTCGTAAAGTTCCTGAACCAAAGTTTGAAAAAATATGGTGTTTATTGTTATAATAAACGGTATGACCGGCTTGATGTCCACCGGAATATCTTATAACTAATGGATTAGAACATTGGGAACAAAGATAATCAGTTATTGTACCTTTACCTTCATCCCCAAACCCTAGACCTACTATAGCTAAATTTTTCATTAAAGAATTATTTCAATAGAAGATTCATCTATTTCTTCTTTTTTAGATTCCTTTTTAGATTTTAAAACTTTTGGTTTTTCACAATGTTTAGTTATAATTTTTGTAATTGCATCTGCAACATCTGTATGTCTTTCAATAACTATTAAATTCTCACCCATTAATTGTTTCCATCCATCCATAGTTTCTTGACGTTGTCCAGCTCCAGTTTGTCTTATATGTAAATGAAATACATTATAAGTTTCTCTTGCTTTATCTAACAGTGCAGCAGCAGAAAATTCTTCATATTGTCCATCACCCATAATTTCTTTAATGTCTCCTTTTGGAATATATTTAAGAGTAGGTTCATCTCCAATTGTAAATAAGAATCCTTTTTCTTTCCTTTTTTCAAAAGAATCTGTTGCTGTATGATAACCTGCAAAATACCAAGCTAAAAGATAGCTTTCACCAGAGTTTCCACCACCACCACCTTCAAGATAAACATCAGTAAGCCATTTATCTAAAAGTTCATCACTTGATTCAAACTGTCCTACCTGTAAAGGAGAATTATCACACTCATGATCTCCAATAGCTAAAAATAAAATTTGTGGATCTGGTTGACCATTTTTAATAACTTCTGTTACAAGAGTTGGTAAACCATCTTTAACTAATTGATGAGGAACAGTTCCCATAGAACCTGTTACATCTAACGCAATAATAATAGGTAAAGCATTTGGATGTTCTGTAGAATCTCTTGACTCACGAAGAACAATGCCATTTGGATTCATAGCATTGTTAATAGATTTTGATTTAAAAATTTCATGAGCAGATTTTGTAGTATATCCAAGAGAGGTTGCTCTTAGATCTCTACTAATTGTTGAATATGTCCCGTATCCCATTCTTATCCAAATAAATATTCATATCTTTTCTTTGCAATTTCAAGAGTAATTTCAGCATTACGAATTTTAACGCCAATTTCAATATCTTTTTCTGCATATTTAGTTGAATCAAAATCACTTGCTAAAACTAAACTTTGAGCATTAGTAGGAGATAAATCAAGCATATTTTCCTGATCTCTTTTCATTTGTTTAATACTCACTTCAAGATCTTCTACTTTTCTTTTATAGATTAACTGAGCTGATTCAACAATAGCAGTTGCACGATCATCGCGAATTTGCTTATTGTTTCTTTTTAAGGCACTTAAAAAAGCACCGGCTACTAATACTTCATTTTCTTCCATGTTAAAAATATTTTAATTTGTTTATAATAATAAGTGATGACAAATATATTACATATTTATCATACTTAAAAAGAATTATTGTTAAGAAAAAATTAAAATTTGATAAAATTTTGTTAATAAATTCCAACATTTTCTCCAAAAACTTGGATATATGTATTTCTTAAATATTACTAAAGCATTTTTTATTCGTTCATCGTGATTAAAAGCCCAATTAACTTGTGTAAGTCTATTAGGCATTAACCATTTTATTTGAGCAGTTTCTCTATTTTTATATTGTTCTAATTCTATCGGAAATTTTTCTTGTGATTTATTAAAATTCAAAACAATACAATATTCCAACACAATATTTTGTCTATTATGTTTAGGATCTGTAATTACTTCAAAGGGTTGTTTATTGTTATTTGTTATACAGATTTTATCATACCTGTCAATATCTAAACTTGTTTCTTCATAAAGTTCACGTCTAGCTGCATCCCATCCTGTTTCATCATAATCCATATATCCTGATGGGAGTGCCCATAAATTAGGACCATCCATCATAATAGATGATCTTTTTTCAACAAGAATATAAACTTGTTTATTGTGTATAGCAAAAACTGAAACTTCTACAGCTACAGATCTTGATTCCCAGAAGGGTTTTCCTTCTTTATCTTTATGAAATTTATTTGGTTTGTTATTAAATGACATCATATATTATATGTAAGATTCTATATTTAGATTTTGAAATTTTTGTTTATATTTTTCTAATTTTACCATCCCTATTTCATTGATAGTATAGAAATAAGCTGATCTAGAAATTCCATCATTTTCTTTAATCCAAAGTGATTGAGTTTTGTTAATGCATTCCCATAATCCTGTAGCTTCACTCCAATAACCACTATTGAAAGCATCGTATGATCCTTTCCCATAAGATAATTCATATAAAAATGTTAATACTGATTTTGTAATATTTTTTCCATTTAAAATCATTTCAAGAACTCTCATGGTTTTATAGCCCATAGGATATTTTTTATATGGTTGTTTTCGTTGTTTTGCTTCGAAACTATGTTTTTCCCTAGTAGTTAGCTTATCCCAAACTTCTTCTTTAGTTCTAGGTGATAAATGTTTTATTGCCATTATTTTTATTTAAATTCATCATCATCATTATATCTAAAAATGTAATCTTTTAATCTAGTTTTTAATCGCTTGCATGAATTAATTATAGGCGTTTTATTAATTTTTAATATTCGTTCAGTTTCAGTTATACTTTTATATTGATGTAAAAATGTTCTGTTTATATCATAACAATTAATTTTTCTTGAATTATAGATTTCTATTTTTTTCATTGCTTCTTTTGTTTTTTCACCTATATTATCTTTATGTATTTGTGAAAAAACAATGCCTTTTCTACTTTTTGAAAATGCATCCTGAATACATTACCATTATATTTTATACCACTCTTTACGCATATTTATAAGCAACGTATTTACAATATCTATATCAGTGTTTTCGGGTAAATTACTTTTTTTAAATACAACATCCATTTTTTGTATTAATTCTTCAGCTTCAATAAGCAAATCATCATATTCGTATTCTCCTTTTCGTATAGCTAAAAGTTTTTCTATATTATTTCTTCTAACATTAATTCCTTTTCCTTCGGCTATTTCAAGCGCTGTTTCTAATAGTCTAAAAGTATGCATTAAATTTTTTCCATCGTATTTCTTTCCATGTTCTTTAACCATGTTTATGCGAGTTTCATTACGATTAGCTTTCCATTCTTGAAATTTTTTGTACTTTTTACAATGAACAGAATAACCGTCTTTATTAAAATAAAGAGAACCTTTAACTTCTAAATCTTTTGGTATTGATGTAAGTTGAACATCATTAGCTATATCTTCATCTGAAACTACTCCCCATTTTTCAAAATTTGGAGATACATACATAACATATAAATCATGAAAATGATCTACTGCAGCAAGTCCTATATCAGTTTGAGATAATAATACTCTATTTCCATTAAGACATTTGTTAAGATCTCTGTAATCTATTTGTGCGTTTATCCATTCTTTGAATGGCATTGATCCACCACCAACAAGAACATAACAAAAATCAAGAACTGTTTTACGAACCATTTGGGTTTCTTCCCAATTCATTTTTTTATTAAGACCACGAGCTTTTTTTATTTGTTCTATAGCATAACCACCAAATGACCAACGGCATTTTTTAGTTATGAATTCATTTTTAAGATCAAATATTTGTTTCATTATTGGATGCATTATTTTTATGCAATCAACTGGAACATTTATGATTTCTAAAATATTTGGATTATTGTTTTTTAATAAATCTAGAAATCTTCCTATTTCGTAATATATTATATCATTCGTTTCATCTGAAACTTGATCTATTTTTCCAAAACCAAGTATATCATTAAGCGGCTGTATAAATATTCCACGTATATCTATATCTGAAGTAGGAATATTGGTTCCATAAGCATAAGACCCTGTTATAACAGAAAATATTATTAAATTTTCTTTTTCTAATTTTTCTATTGTATATTGTTTCATGTCACATTAAGGTTTTGTGTCCTGATAACTTACTATTTTTTAATTACATTTTAATTTACTTATCAAAAAACATATCCCATGCATCTCCTTCTGTAAGAGCCCAATTTAACACATTAGAATCAATGAAACTATAAATATTTTCATTTTTTGCAAAATGTTTATTAAATTCTTCTTCACAATAAATTTCTTCAATATGTTGTTTTTTTAATAAACTAACTAATGAAGAAACTTTTTTAAAAGAATCATTATATTTAAAATACAACATTTTTAATAAATGGCTTGAAATTTTTCTTTTTTACAAACTATACACACATATTTAGGTTGAAAATCTTGTTCTATTCTTTGTTCTATTTTTTGTTCTATTTTCCTATACTTATGGAGTTCAATTTTACAGAACCATTTCCAATTAACAAATGGCACTATCCATGATAAAAAAATCCATTTAAAGGCATATGAAAATCCTAAAAAAGTAATAAATATTATAAAACCAATTATTAAAGGTATAGCTAATGGGCTCATCCAAATTTCCCGTCTTTCATAAAAAGGAATATCAGGATTGAGTTTTTTTATTTCTTCAGATGTAAATCCGGGTAAATGTTTTATTGCCATTTTATTTAAAATAAAATTCCAAAAGTAAATATAAGTGAATTTTTTATAGGATCCATTTTAAAATCAAAATTAACTTGATTAATTATTTCTCCCATTCCTAATTCTAAAGAAGCTGGAAAAATATCATATTCTGTTATATGATAAGCACCTTGATCAATATTAAAGTAATAATGTCCTATTATGCCTCCTGAAAAAGTAGTAGCTGTAACTCCATTATTATTTCTAATAAATTTTGTGATTCCTATTCCAGTTTTTATATGATTAGCTTTTGCACTATGATCACCTTTATATATTCCATAAGAACTGTTTACATATAATCCCATTGATTTAAAAAATGATTTTTCATAAGAAACACTTAATTTATAAGGAATTTTTCTAGTATATTGTAACCCAAACATACAATCAACATTAGTAAAAGTTATGACTAAAATATTTCTCTGAGAAAAAATATCAATTACAAAACAAATTAATAAAAGTAAAATGATGATTATTTTTTTCATGGTAAAACATTTATCTTTATAATATAAAATTCTTCGTGTAGGATCATATATACAATTTCCAAATTGTGTATTCTTTTTGGCATAGCAAACATCTATATCTTTTTTCATCTAAGGCTCTATATTTATGGACCCCTATTTTATTTTGGCATAGCAAACATCTATATCTTTCTTCATCTAAGGCTCTATATTTATGGAACCCTATTTTACAAAATATAGGTGAATAAATGAAAGGAGATATCCAAGCAAACAATATCCATTTTATTATAAAATATAATGCGTATAATACATAAAATATAGCGTACCCTATACCTATAGGAATTATAAAAGGACTTATTAACATCTCTCTTTTTTTCCAAAATGGGAGTGTATCTTTTTCTTTTAATTCTGGTGATGTATACCACCCCAAATGTTTTATTGCCATATTATTCAAGAATTAATCCTATACTAGATATATTTTTAATTGTAAGTTTTATTTTATTATTTTTAAGTGTATTTCTAAGATGAGTTATATAAACATCCATAGATCTTCCAGCAAAATAATCATTCGGTTTTCGCCAAACTTTTTCAAGAATAACTTCTTTTTTTACAATTTTTTCAAAATTAAGAGCAAGTATTTCAAGAATTCCTCCTTCTTTTGGAGAAAGTTCTTTAATTTCTTTATCTTTATAATATAAAATTCTTCGTGTAGGATCATATATACAATTTCCAAATTCTATCTTATCATGTGTTTTTGCAGTAAGTTTATGAAGAGTTTCAAAATTTTTTATGTATGTATTAATATTGAAATAAATCATTTTGGAAAGAATAATATCACTTTCACAAGTTTCAGACATTATTATATCTACGTTAATATCTGTTTTCCATTCTTCACTATAATCTAATATATTTTCTATTAATAAAAGTATAGGAATATGAGGGTTGAATTTTTTAATAAAAGATATAGCTTTTTTTGCAAATGTACAACTACTTGAAATTATATAAGCTTCGGCATCACCATTTTCAATATTTTCAAATAATACAGATTCTATTTTACCAACAATTATTTGCACATCATTTTCTTTATGCGTCTTTATAAAGGCATTTAATAATGACATATTTTCTGTATTAAATACTATTTTCATAAATTGTATTTGCTTGTAACATATTAACTGAATATTAATCCTTACTAAAATAAAATATGTCTTTTTGATTTTAATATTTAATCACATCTAATTGATAAGGTTTGAGTAATGTTATACCTCCCTTAAATATTGTAAATTCTATTATATCTGGTTGTGTTAGTTTAAACGATAATAAATTACCATTACTATTAATTTTAAGTTCATAATAAAATCTTTTATTGGTTATACCTGATATAGCTTCAAATTTATAAACAGTTATTTTTTCATTTCCACTTTCATCTATAAAATTTATATCATTTTCGATTTTATAAATTTGAGATTGTTCGATAATATCTCCTTTTTCATAAATTATATGAAGAAGAATTTTATCAGAAAATGACATTGCAAATATTTGAGTATAAATATTTACACTTTTAGGCTCACCGTTTTCAATATATAAAGCGGTAGTTGCTTGAACTGTTAATCCTTTAAAATTAAGATATTGTGCATTTACACTAACACAAAAAATTATTCCTAATAGCAATCCCAAAAAAATTCGTTTCATTTTATTTTTATTTTTAATTATGTCTACTCTAATCAGTTTTTGACTATCCTGTTTTTATATTTTGTTTAGGACAAATATAATACTAAAATAAGAATTAAAAAAATTTAATTGTTAAGAGTATGTTAAATTTGGATTTCTTTTATTATGTTTCTTTTAAGACGTTTTATAATTAAAATCCTAAATGTTTTTTTCTAACGTATTCTAAATCATATGTAGTTAATGACATAGGCATTCCTGATATATTAAATGGTGTAGGATGAATCCATGTCATTCTCCAACATGGCCCCCATTTTTTTTCCATATATTCAAAATTAATTAAATTAACTTGATTAAGTTTATCTTCAAGTCCATCACCTTTCTTTGTTTGTTGGCCCGTTTCGTAATAATTTGTTCCTAATCCATGATAATGAGTAAAATCTCCCATATTGTCACGTTTAAGATTATCATGAAAAAATCTAAACCAATAATCAATATCTTCATTATATGCAGGATATAAATTTTCATCAAATAATCCATATTTTTGAATTACCCAGTCTTTTATAAGAAAAATATCCCAAGCTCCTTCACCATATTCACCATTATTACTATTAATTATTCCCACTTCTTTATTTTGAGCTTTATTATTCATTGCTTCTAGAAAACCTGGAGAAAATGAAACATCATGATTAGTAATAATCCAATAAGGAGAATTCATATAACATTTAATAATTAAATTCCACGCACCCGAACATCCTATATTTGCTGGTAAATGACAAACAGTTATTTTTTTTATAAATTCATGAGGTTTTTTCGCAATAATATCCAGTTCTTCTGTTATTTGTCCACGTCCATTATTATTAAAAATAACAAAGTTATCAGTAGGATAATCAATACTATCTAATAAATGCTGTATCCAAAAAGGCGTATGAACAATTGCTGTTCCAATTACAGGTATTGACATTTTATATATTTTTATTTATTAATAGTTTGATTTCACCGTTATTACACTGTTATATTTCCAATTTTTACCAATACATCACAATCATATAAACATAGATTTAGATTGGGGTAGGTAAATGCCATGAATTAATCTAAATCTATGTTTTTTAAATTATCTTTTTCTTTCTGTGATAATGTGTCTTTTAAAATCAACCCATTGTTTACACTGTTCTGTCATATTAAATATAAGAAGTTTTGTATTTGATACATCAATCTCTCTTATTTGAATAAGATCCTTTGTGTGAGTTAAATATACTCCTCCTATTATTAAATCTGAAAAAGGAATAATATTAGGTTCATCTTTTTTAGCTTTTGCTTCTTTAATCAAAGTTTTAATATCTTTTATATTTTTTGTTTTTTTCATAGAAAATTTATTTAATTAATTATATATTACAATATTATAATTGTATATCAAATCTTTTTTTCATGTCCTCTATTGTTTCTTCTGGAACATTATGTGTATTTTTAGTATTCATTCTATTCTCAACAATAATTGAAAATATTTTATAATTATATTTTTCAGCCAAATCATAATATGGTTTTAATTCCTTCTTGGTAGTTGAAGTATTAGCAATCGCAATAGTTGGAAGTTGCATTTTCATAAGTCTTTCACATTTAACAATACAAACATTATGAGCAATCCCTATTTTTGTAGCATCCCATTGATATTTTCCATCTTTCATGAAATAATCATCAGCTGTACAAATACATCCTGGTTCAACTAATATTCTTGCAAAAGTACTTTTGCCACTTCCAGGTAACCCTCTTATAACTATTAATGTTTTATTCATGTTTTATAATTTGTACAAATATAAACATATTTTTTGATATAAAAAAATTTATTCATAAAGTTTGTAATCTTTAATATATGTTAATACATTAGGATTTAAACCCTGTTTTAAAATTTCCTTGTTATTATGTTTCACTGCATCTCTAATCATTGTAGAAGAAATTTCCATAATATCGCAATCTTTAACAAAAATATGTTTGTCATCTTCAATATACCAATTTATTTTTTCATTTTTTGTAACACCTTTACGAGTAACTACAATAAAAGGAACTATATTAATTAATTCATCGGCATTAATCCATTTATTAATATTATTAGCATTATCCATTCCAATAACCATATAAAATTTTTCTTTATATGTCTTTCTTAATTTTCTATATAAAGATAAAGTTCCATCTATATGATTATTTTCTTGTTTATAATAAGTTACATGTATGCGAGGATTAAAATCCGTAGCTATTAAACACATTGTAATTCTGTGTTCAAATATTGTCATCTTCTTTTCAAATGTGTGTTGAGAAACAGGCATCATCCAAACTTCATCAAATCCTAAACGATCTAATATGCATTGAGCTAAATTAATATGTCCATTAGTGGGTGGATCAAATGCTCCACCCAAAATAGCTATTCTCATTTTTAATTATTTAAATAATCAAATTTTAAAGATGTTGGAAGTTCTGGATTATCTCCTATTTCTATATTATATAATTGTGATATTTCATAGTTTGTTAAACAAACATTGTAAAAATAAAGTTCATCTATTTCACCTGGAAAATAATAAAAACTACCAATTCCTAAAGATATGCTATTTACTTCTTTTATTGATACTCTTTCTTTACTATCTTCTAAAACATTATCTATATATAAAAACATCATTTTACCATCATATGTCATTACAATATGATGCCAAGATGTACCTATATAATATTTATACGAAACAAGACAATTACTAGCTTCAGGAGAATCAAAATTATTAAAAAAATAAATATTATTAAACTTTAGTGCCAAATATCCTAATGAAGGTATGCCTCCATATATATCTAAAGACATTGAAATATCAGTTTGACTTTGTCCCCACATTATTATTCCAGCAGATTCTAATAAACTACACCAACTTGTACAATTAAACCATAAGGATACAGAAAATGGATTATTAATTAAATTTGAATGTAGATTTTTATCAATTTCATTATATATGCTGAGTACATGTTTATGATCATGCAGAGTGTGTAATTCAGAATTTGTCATAAAATCTTGTCCTATAATTCCATTTCCAAAACTCCATCCCGGAGGAGTAATTGTATCATGTTCTGTCCACCCATTATTATTTCCATAACAATCCAAAATTGAATAATTATCAAAAGAATAATAAGATACTAATCCTCTTGTAGGATAATTATATATAATATTTGGTATTTTTTCACAACCTATTAAAGCTATTATTAGAAAATAAAATATTTTTTTCATATAAAATTTATTTTAGACGTTTAAAAAATAATTCAGGTTTAAGTATTTCTTCTAATGTTGGTGGTTTATTATTTATTAATATTTCCATTCCTTTTTTAAGTCCTTGCTTATCCAAAAAATCTTGTAAAAAATATACTGAATAACAATATAACGTATTTATTTTATTATCTAATAGATCTGCTTCAGTTTCAGGAATAACAATATTTTTCAATTTTGCAGATTCTTTTAAATTGTGTATAACATATTCACAAATTCCTTCTTCTATAAAATCTACACTAAATTTCATAGAAGCAGTTGAGTACATTTTAAATGTACTATATTCGGGAGAAACCGTTTTATTTTCATTTCTCATAATTATCACTGTTTGATAAAAATAAGCATGTGTCAATTCATGAAAAATAACGCCTTTAACCGTTCTTTCAGTGTATGAAATAGTTTGTTGTTTAAATTTAGATAAATTTTGAAATTCGTAAGCAGCAAATACTTCTAAGTTTGTAATAACAATATAATCAGGAATATAAAATTGTCCTAAATCATCATCACTAGTTTTACTTAAATCTTCTGTATAAATATTAATATCATATAATGTATCTATTTTATATTCATATTCTTGTATTAAATTTTGTTCATTATTTTTAACATATGTATTTATACCATATGTAGAAGGACACCCATGCTTATTAAACATAGGATTTTTTTGTACAAAAAATAAAAGTAATAAAACTATAAACATATTCATTTTACAAATATAAATATATTTTTTGACATTTAAAAATAATTTAACAAAAATTTAAAAATTTTTAATATCATTGTACATGTACGCGACACGCGCGTGTACAGGCGACTCAAGAATTACAATTTTCTAGAGGACTTAGGCACTAATTTTATGATGTCCTTTAAATAAGTTTTAGTTTTGTTGTTAAATTTTTATTAAGAAATATTTTATTTTGTCAAATATTTATATTATATTTGCACATTAATCAATTATATACAATATGTTAAAGAAAATACTTGAACAAGAATTAATAAATAATAATATTGTAGTTAAACAATGGTCAAAATCTTCATGTGGGTGGGCAGATCCAAAGAAAAGAGAAGTAAAAATTCCATATATTGTAGATTATGATACTTTAGGCGTAGCATTTCATGAAATAGGACATGTTGTTTTAAATCATTATATGGGTAAACCAAGATTTATAGAAGAATATGAAGCAGAAAAATATGCAATTGAAAAACTTAAAGAATATAATCAATATAATAAAAAATATGAATTGAGAGCAATAGCATATGTTCTTTCTAAAATAGCCCAAGCAAAAAATAGAAGAATGGATATTAATAAAGTTCCAGATGAAATTGTATCTTGGACAGGACTTCAAAAAAGAAAATGGAAAAAAGCTAAAAGGGTTTGGGTAATAAGGGGAATGGCAAATAAAAGAGATGAAATAAAAATAAAATATCTATAACATGGAAAAAGAAATGATATTTAAAAAAATTACAGGTGAATCTATTTATAATATAGAAAAATATGTTAAAGATTGGATTGTAGAAAATCCATTTGGAAAAATAATAATAGGTTGTGATAGTCAAGTACATTCTCGAAGAATTAAATATTCTATCATAATTTGTATGCACAAAATTGATAGAATGCAAGTTGGACATGGGTGTCATCTATTAATCTGTGATATGTGGGAAAAACGTATAAATAAATCACAGATAGATGAAATGCCATCTAAACTTTGGAAAGAAGCTGAGTTTGCTTTGCAAACAGCAGAATTAGTAAATGGAAAAGATGAATTTTTTAAAAAAACAATAGAAGTTCATTTAGATTTTAATTCCGTTCCAGAAGCTAATTCTCATGCAAATTTATCAAATAAAATGTATGCACCGGGATTAGGTTTATTAAGTGGATATGGTTATAAAGTTTTTGGAAAACCATTTGCAAAAATTGCAAGTAATGTAGCAGATCATTTTTGTAGATAAATAATGTTAAAAATGATAAAACATTTAACTCCAAGAGAAGGCGTATATCAAATAACCTATAATGATGCATTAAGAATTTGTGAAGCTTATAAGAATTTTAATTTTTATAAGACTGAATGGATTATTGATGGTTTCAAAGTAGTTACATTCAATTATTTTTTGTGTGAATATGATTGGTTCGTTAAGCCATTAGAAAACGAACGTTTTATACACGCAAGAGATATGCGTGGAGTTACTTTCATATTCAATGAAGATGGAACTTTATTCAGAAGATATTTGATGTTACGAAAATTTTTTAACATAAATCAAACACCAGAAACGTTATATGATGTAGTTAAAGATAAAAAAATAAAAAATATAACTCTTAAAGAAGATGGTTCTTTAATAGCTTTTATGAAGTTGCCAAATGAAAAAATATTTGCCAAAACTCAAGGAGGTATAGATAATGAACAGTCTTTAGCTGCAAATAAAATATATGAAGAAAGAGAAGATATTGCAAATTTAATAAATAGTGCGTTAGAAGTAGATTTTACTCCATTGTTTGAATATGTAGCTTATGATAATCGTATTGTTTTAAAATATTCTGGAAGAGAACTTCGTTTAATCGGATTTAGAGATAATAAATATGGAGAATATGTTTCAGTTGTAGATGTAAATATAGAAAGTATAAAATACAAAAATGTTCCTCGTATTAAAAAATTAAAAGAATATCGTTCTGTTGATGATTTGCTAGAAATGGCAAAGACAATGGAAGATATTGAGGGCTGGGTAGTTGAATTTGAAGATGGTCAGATGTTGAAAATAAAATGTGAATGGTATATTCATAAACATGGAATCAGAACTGTTTCAATATTTATAGAAGATTTTATTATTCAGAATTATCTTAATGAAACTTTAGATGATGTTATAACTGAGTTGAACTATGAAGATGATAGAGATGCATTTGATTTTATTACTAATGTAAAAGTATCTATTGTTAACTGGTCCAATTATATAGAAGATTGCGTTAATGAATTAGTTAACGCATATAATGATGAAAAAGGATTTTACTTTGGTAATTGGGCTAAATTTGCAACTGATAAGCACAAATCTGCATATTTTGGATTGGCAAAAACTAAAATTGAAAATTCTGATAAATATAAAGAAAAGAAAGTAGAATATATGTTAAACACTTCTAAACATTTAATGGAAGCTAAAAAACTTGTAAAAAAATGGAAATAAAATGAAAATTTTTGCATATAGTAAACAAGAATTTGATCGTTTTATGAGAGAACAGAGTATTAATGACTTAAATGTAGAATCATTTGATACCTATGCATTTATTTCTATTCTTGATGTGGTTGGTTTAGATTGTGATGGATATTTTGAAAAAGAACATTCTAATGTTAAAATTCAATATTTTGGAGATTACGGAGAACTTGATGAAAATATCAAAGAAGGTTTTGGTGTTTTTAGTAAAAAACAGGCAAGAGAATTAATAACTTTTATTGAAACAAATAAAGAAAAACAAATATTTATAGTTCATTGTTCAGCAGGAATTAGTCGTAGTGCTGCAGTTGCTCTTTTTATAAATGATTTATATGGAAATAGTTATAAAGAATTTTTTAATGATAACAGACAAATACAACCTAATCATGTAATATTACGTCGACTTCGTAAAGAATATAATAAAAAATAATTTTAATCATAAATAATAATAAATTACATTTTCGCAAACAAACAAATTATTATTTTTCTAAAATATTTCATAATATTTTATAGATAAAGTATAAATTTTTTATATCAATAAATTGTATTATATTTGTATATGAGAGCAAGAACTATAGAATTACCTACATTTAAAGAACTTATAAAAATAGCTCCTCTTAAAATTCAAGAACTTTTAGAGAAAGCTAAAACAACACAGCAATCAAAAAATTGGCATCCCGAGGGAAATCTTTATATTCATGAAATGATAGTTTGTAATAGAGCAAGAAGAACAAAAAATATTAATTTTTTAATATCGGGTTTATTACATGACCTTGGGAAAGTTGAAGCCACAAAGTTTGTGAATAATAAATGGAGTGCTCATGGACATGAGTTTGGTTCTTTGCGATTAGTTGAAAAATATAAAGATTGGATTGAAAATCTTGGAGCTAATTATGATATAGTTCATTATATTGTTAAGAATCATATGAGAGTTAAACAAATACATCAAATGAGACCTTCAAAAAGAGAAACATTTCAAAAAGAAGAATATTTTCCTCTTGCAAACAAATTTTCAGATTTTGATAATATGCAAATCGATTGGGAAAATGATATTGACGAATGAACAAATATTAGGATTACATAGGCATATTGGTTATGGTCCAATAGATAAAGCTCACTTTATTTTTTTTGGTAATGAACCAGGTATAAACATTTCAAAAGGAATAGAAAATAGTATCCATAGTCTTATGGAGAAATATAAAACCAGAAAACTTCTGACTATAGGACAGGGATTTTCTGTACTTGAAATAGACGATCCACCAGTTTCTTCAACATTCCTTCAATTTATTTCAAGATTTATGTTAGCATTAAGATATAAAGACGATCGTTTTTTTGAATCTTTATCAAAAGAAGGCATAAGTTTTTTGAATAATTATATAATAAATGAATTAAATAGAACTGAAACAGCTCTTATTAATTTACGACCATTTCCACAAAGTACAGAAAGAAATTGGCATTATAGTAATGTAGTAGAACAAGAATATCAAAAATTATTTAATTTTACTTTAATATCATCTCATGATAATATATATAAAACTATACGGCTTAGTATTATGAATAAAGCCTTTGAAATGGTAAAAAACTCATTTATAATTGGCATTGGTGATAAAGATAATAAACGCACATTTCTTAATTTAATGTATCCTGAAATCAAATTTTCAGAAATATTATTAGATGGAAATCTAAAAATTTATTTTTCAAAAAAACCAAATATTATATTATCAAATTATTGGGATACTAGAAATATTGGTTTATCTGGATTAAAACAAATCTACAATTTTATTAATTCTCTTTCTTTTTTATAAAATGATTGAATTGAGTATAATCTTTATCTATAATCATAATATAATTAAAGTCATTAGCAATAGTGGCTTTTTCTTTTTTGATTATTATTTCTTTATCTCGTTTTAATAATCATGAAAGAATTTTCATTTTT